CGAAAACGCCGAGACAGTACATCTCGGCAGCCTCGCGCGCTTCTGTGGACCCGTACCGCAGTACGTAGTACCGAAGATCCCCGTACTCATTCCGCAGGGTCTCAGTCTCAGTCATCGCTCATCCCTTCGACGTTCGATGTACCGGCGGATAGCGGCCTCAACTTCCGGCCGCACGTCGCCCGTTCCGTCGCCCTCAGGGTCATACATGGTAAGTCCCCTCAACCGGTCGGAACTTGTATCCGGTCGGCGTGTAGTCGCCACGGATCATCTCGACTTCGACACCCTCGCCGTAGATCCGTTCGGCCATCTCGCGGGCTACGTCAACGTGAGGGTCACGCGATCCGTAGTCCCACGGGCGAGTGATCCGATACGTCCCGTACCTAGCCTGGACGCGTTCGCCCTGCGTTTCGGTCGCCGGAAGCTTGTACGTACGGATAGGAGTGGTCACGGTTTCCTCAGCTCCTCGCGCAGCCTAGAGGCTGCCCAGTAGACGTTTACACGCTCTTTGTGGTGGCGACGCATCGGAAGGTTAGAGCCACCATGTGTGCCACCCCAATCGGACGGCAGGACGGACGTACAGGATGCCCCCACCCTGGCCTTACAGACAGGGCAGGGGACCGAGCGGGCGGCGTCACTCACGACCGGTCCCGTACGTTCGCGATCGCCCGTATGGTCGCTTCGTACGCCGGGTAGTCCATCCGCAGAAGCCGCTCATACTCGGCCTGATAGGCCCTTGCGGCCTCTTGCTTGGCTAGCCAACGTTCCTGCGCTTCCAGCTCATCAGGGGCGCCGTAGGACAGCTCAGCTTCCTTGCGATGCGTGGTCATGATCGCTCCCTAGCGGGTCAGCTTCTCGTAACGCTTACGGTCGGTGCCTTCCGGCGCAGGAAGCGGGGGGAGGTCACGGGGTGTGGCAGTCATGTCGTGTTCCTTGCGTCAGTGAGCCGAGGCGACGTGCGAGCCGAAGCCACGCGAGTAAACGGTCATAGTCGGCGACTCGTTCACGGGCGGGTGGCTCCGCATCCATTCCTCGTTGGCCTTACGGTCAGCCTCACGCTGTGCAGCGGACTTCTCTTCGAAGCGGACGTACGACATGAGCTGATCACTCCTATGTGATCGTTGTTGGGTGGGTTAGCGGCGAGTGCCGCAGTGCCAACGCCCGGAATCGAACCGAGCCACGGACATGATGCCGATGTAACCAACTGGTTATTGCTGGCAGGAGATTTGGGAAGGTTGGCGACGTTGCCGCCGCCAACTCCCAAGTGTTTGTACTGCGTTGTGTGATCACGTGAGCCTGTAGAGCCTTACTCTCAGCTTTCGCCGACGAGCGATCCCAACGGATCTTTACGGAGTCGGAAGCCCCTTCACGGTCCCCAGAGGTTCGAACCTCTTACTACCGTCGGTACCCGCTGTGCTCTTGTGAAGCTTCTATCGGTATCTGATCTTCCCGGTTACCCGGTCCGTTCTTCCCGATGACTCAATACTGCCTCCATCCTTGCGCGAGTGCAACCGGTCACACAAACTTTCTCAAAAGATCTTGCTTGCGCGTTCGGTCACACCTGACCAGGAAGGAACCGCACGCGTACGCGTACACCCTCCGACATGTTGCACGCAAGGGGTAGAAGCATGCAGCTTTGCCGTAACCCGCTGACCTGCGAAAACTCCTAGCAGACTTCGGGGGTACTGCTGGGCCCAGAAGGGGTATGAGGCCGTTAGAGAGCCGTACAGGGCCTTCTAGGGGTAAGTGACACAGAGTGCAGGAACAACGACACAACATAGGTTGTTGAATGCTGTACGGTTGCAACTGCAAGCCAAAGGGCGAACAACGATTCATGAATGTTGATCAAGCGCAACGTTTGCATGTCTGCACTGATCTTGTAACGGTGGACACAAGGTCAAGGAACGAGGAAAGATCACAAGGCAGGGAAGGCAAGGTGGTTTCCCTTGACCCGGAAGCGTCAGAACGCAGCACGTTTCAGCAGGTGGCTTGATACCACGATGGCTAACGCCGACATCAGCGGTCGCGAACTTGCGCACCGCGTAGGGGTTAACGATTCGGTCGTTTCCCGCTGGCGTTCCGGCCAGAGCACACCAGGTCTTGATACTTGCGTGAAGCTGGGGGAAGCTCTCAACGTAGACCCTATGAGGCTGGCAGTCACAGCCGGGGCGATTGACAAACGAATGGCGCGAGTTGAGCCGCTGGAAATGCCTCCGGCTACTGCACTGCGTGAGCGTGTGCGTGATCAACTCGGACAGATCAGGGGACTTACGGACGCCACGCGGCAAGCCTTGCTAGAGACGTTCGATGAAGAAACCGCGACAGGAAAGGGCACAGACGGTGCGACGTGAGGAAACGATCCGACGATCTCTAATGGTTACGGCTGCTGTGTGCTGGATAGCTTCAATCACCCTCACACTCCTAGTCGTTACTGGGCCGTTGGACCCAACTCGGCATCCTGGGGCCACTTCTGTCGTTGTCCTGCTCCAGTCGCTTGCCATCACAGTTAGCGTGATTTGGGCGCAGATGCGCGTACGGCGCCTGATGATCGAAGTGATGCGCGCTGGCCTCAGGTTCGACGGAAGGGATGGTGAGCAGTGATGTATGGTTGGCGTTTGCTGGTCATCCTCGGAGCTTGGGGAGGCTGGGCGGGCAGTCTTGCGCTCGGCATCTGGTCTGTGATTGAGTACGACCCAAATCACGGGCACTTCGCACCGCAGTGGGTAGGGCTGGCGTTCATCTTCCTTGTAGGCGTGGCGATAGCGGCCAGCAGTGCGAGGGCCCGACACAAGCTGTCTGATCAGATCGTCCAGGCGTTCAGAATCGGACTGACCAACGGCAATGAACTGAGGAGCAACGCCCATGGACAACCGACCGAACACGACTGATCCACTGTGGATTGACGACGAGCGTTCCAACGCACACAAGTTGGCGCTTGAGGTCTATGGCCCGTTGGCCAAGACTCTCGGCTATGCCGTGACCGTACGGCCGATTGCAGGAGCGTTCGGCATCTTTCTGGTGGACGCAGCCGCGTCCGGGAGGTGAGTACGGCCGTGGCCCGGGAATCTGTCGCGGGTGCCTCGGGCCACGGTCCTAGGCGTATGGAGACAGTGACTATCGAGAACGTCAAGACTGGCCGCAGATACACATGGGAGGACGAGTCGCCGGAATCGCTGGCGTCCATGTATGAATGGCTAGAGTCTAGCCCTGACTTCGTTCTAGTCGAAGAGGACTAGCACGGAGCAAAGCCCCAACGGCCGTAGCGCGTTGGGGCTTTGTCATGCCTCGGGGAGCTGTAGGTTCTCTATGTCGCGCTCGGGGTACTTGTAATACGCCCTGCCGACAGCATCGTCAGTCGTTGACACGTTGGACCCCTGGCGATGTTTGATGATCTTGTGTTCGTCCAGGACGAGGGGGACGTGCCACAACGGGAGTTGAGGGTCCAACAGCTTGATTTCCCTATGGCACTCATCGCACACGAGATTGAGAGTGTAGCCCTCATGCGTTCGCCTACGTCGAATCTCCATTGGTCAGCGCCTCCCATTCATCGCAGCACTCTTTGCAGCATACGTCGGAGTCGATGTAACCGGCAGCGTCGCCAACGAAGATAGGCAACAGGCATTCGGCGCACTCGCCATCGTAGCGAGCGAAGAACCGCGACGAACGCCTAGGGGGCAACGGCAAGCTCATACGCACCCCCCGTACTCCGACATGCCGTGCGCCCCCGTGCGCCTATCCTCGCCGCAGCCGGGGCAGAGGTGACGGAAGCGCCACCGAAGCCAACGCTCAATGAGCCAACGCCTCATGACGTAATCCTCAGCTTCACCACGTCAGTTGCCACGTCATACGTGCTGTCGTCGTGCGTGATGCCACCGGAGGGACAGACGCACTGCCATTCACCATCGGCGTTGCGCCACGCCCTACGGCCGTTCTCGCACGCTATGTACTTCGGGCCACGGAACGGCCCGTTGGCGCCTTTGAAGACCTCGACCTCGGCCGCGTCGGGCGTGAGGGTGATGCGTCGTACGTAGCGCTTGTCAATCTGGAGCTTCGCGCACAGCGCGTCGATCTCCGGTCCGAGTTTGATCCTCATGTTTCCTCCGGGGTGTGACAACGGGCCACGACCGAAGCCGTGGCCCGTTGCGTTTACACGTCCTGCCGGACCGTGCGTACCTGCTCCACGGTCAGCACGCCGTTGGCGATGAGCGCCTGTACCGACTGCACCGGCATGTCCCGAACCTGATCAGGCGTCGGGGGAGTCACCGGAGCGGCGGGGGCAGGCGGCGGAGTGGGAGGCGTCGGAGTCCCCCACCCTGCACCACCGGATGACGCCGGAGCAGCCGCCGCAGGTGCAGGGGCAGCCGCAGCGGGCGACCCCCACGCGGGGGCGGAGTCCTGAGCCGGACCCTTGTCCCACGGTGACGACTGCGCCGGAGGGGGGCCGGACGGACCGGCAACCTCCTGCGCCGCGCGCCGCGCCTTCACGTCCGACCACCACTGCTGCACCGGACCGAAGTCCTCCGGCCGGGGGTCGCTCAGGACGAACGCACCGTCAGAGTTTCCGTTCGTCGGCGGGAGCTGCGTGATGTACCCCAGCGTGAGGCGTCCATCCCGCTGCACCTTGGAGCCAACCCACGGATGCCCCAACAGACGTTCCTCCGGATCGGATGAGCCGTCACAGTTGAAACAGTGGAACTCGACGGTAAGAACCTCGCCGTCCTGCTTCCGCTTCTGGTCGTACCGCGTCTCAACCCTGAGAACCTTGGTGAAGATCACCAGGTGCGAGAGATGATCACGCGGCGCGATGAATGCTCCACCGGCCTTAGGACCGGCAATTTCGTCGCTCACGTCTCAACTCCCTTGTTGTCAGAGACTTTCGGCTGCGGCCTCGACCGCTTCCTCAGCCTCAACGAACGCAGCTTCGGCGTTCTCGACGGCAGCGATCAACTCGTCACGGCCGTTGTCGAACTTCTCAAGGCGCTTCCGAGCCTTGATGAGCTTGACCTCAGCAGCCGTACGGTCGTTGACCGCGCGCTTGTAGACGGTGGTGGGCCGGGGACCGCGCTTACGGTCTGCGGTCGCCTCTTCGAAGACCTCGGCGGACTCTTCGGCTGTCTCGACGTTCTCGGACACAACTTCCTCCTGTGCTGCCATCGCAGCGTCGTATACTTCCTGCTTCACGAACTTGCCGTTGAGACGCGGCATTTCGCCTCCCTCTTGATTAAGGCTCTGTCAACCTACATGTCACTAGGCCAAGATGCAAGCCATTCGGGAAGATTTTCTATGGGCAACCAAGATCTTGACTCCATTGCCCGAGTCAGCGACAGACCGATGCGATCATCTGACATGTCGCCAAGATCAAACCACTCTAGGTGGATTCGGAAGTTGGCAAAGATCATGTGCAATCTTCGCTCAACGTTGACATCACCGAAGGCACGCCAGATCACTTCCAGGCGCTCATGCGCACCCGTTTGCAACTGCCGTAGCCGTTGGTCGATGTTGACTGTGTGCCCGATCTTCACGGGGCCATCGGGCATAGCGCGTATCGCGTAGACGTATGAGGCCATGTCATGAATCCCTGCCCAGGATGCTGCGCACGCCTTCCTGATAGGCCCTGTCGTAGACGTAGTTGACCAGCTCCGAGGTCTTCACCGCAGAGTCGGCGTACGTCGGCGCATTGACCGCAGGCCAGAAGTACCCGGCAACCTCCTCGTTGTACCAAGGGAGTTGAATGGTGGTCCGGCCTTCCGGGCTATAATCGAACGGGTCAAGGTTGCCCATCACCTCCACGTTCACCGTCACTGACCCCACCTCTCAGTAGATCCGGAGCACGCACCCTCGACGCCAGGCGCGAAGAACGGGCAATACTGACACAGGTTCGACGGCGTTGGCTTGACCAACAGCGGCGACTCGACAGTCTCGGCAAGTTCCTTGAGTCGCTTATACTTGTCGATCATCTCGCGCGCCTTGCTCGGCTGGTAGTCGAAGACCTCGACGTGCAAGCCCTGTTCAAGACTGGACGCGTCACGGGCCATGAAGACAATAGCGATCTCCTTTGGCTTCTCACCCTGACGACTCAGACCGTAGGCGTACAACTGGCCTTGATAGAAGTATTGGTCACCAGGACCGTTGATCTTGTACTTCCTGACTGCCCGTGCGCTCGGAGCCTTCCAGTCGATGACCCTTTGGTTCATCCGGTCGTACAGATCAAGCGTGCCTTCCAGCTCGTCGTCAATGATCTTGACGCGATGCTCTACCAGGAAGCGTCCACGGTCAGCGTCGAGCCACTGCGACATGGCTTCCATCTGAGAGTGGACCCCGGTACCCACATACGCAGGCCACTTGACGCCGCCGGAGTGCGATACGGGCGTCTTACCCATGAGCCGGTAGACGAGTTTCCGGTCACAGTCCGATCCGATCTCAGACGGGCCTAGGTGCGCCTGTGCGCTGCGCCCCCTCGGCCTGTTCTCATAGCCCCAGACCGACTCCTGCACCCATGCAGCAACGGCCGCAGCGCGTCCGTCAACGCCACGCTCAGGCGTGGGAAGAGGCTTGACCGGAGCAGACACCGGAGGGGCGATCTCGTCCGTTCCCTGCGCCGGTCCGGCGATCTCTTCGGCGAAGGGGCTCTCCGGCAGGCCACGGGTCTTGAACTGCGGCCGGTTGGGGCCGGGCTCATCCCTCGGCGGCGGCGGTGGTGGTAGAGACACAATCACCCTTCCTCTTGTGGTGGCAGTCGCACCCCTGGCACAACGCGTGGCCGCGCATGGCAGGGAGTCCAGAACCGGAGCACTTCTGACGACGACCGGCTGAGTAGATGTCGCTGCCATGTCTCGGCAGGAAGCCGTTCACGGTCACTGCGAACTCGCGTCCACAGACACCGCATTCGCCCGTAGGGCCGAAGTTGTTGTCAGCCTCGGCGGCGCAATCGCGACAGATCATCCCCAGGTACCTCCGTTCTTCCGACGTTCGTTGGGTGGCCACTTGAGATACGCCCATGCACGAATAGCCGTAGCATCGCTGTCGCGAAAGTGCGCAAGAACCGAGTTGCATGGAGAACACAGCAGACCGCGCACGCACTGGCCGCAGCTCGTTTTTCCGGGGCAACACGAGTGATCGTGGTCGATAGCGAGTCGCTTTCGTCCGTCACCCGTGGCCCGTTGACAGATGGCGCACTTCCCACCTTGAAACTCCTTAAGAGCGTCGTACTCGCCAGGGTCGAGCCCGTAAACGGTCTGCGTCCGTCGAGCGTGAGCCGTGGCCCGCTGTCGCTTCACCTTGGCCCGATGGTGAGTTGCGCATCGGTCGCCGGGAACTGGCTTGCCATCCTTGAGCATTGGCTTACGCGGCTTGTCCGGAGGCTTGTCGAGTCCGTTCTCGAACCACAACGACGACATGTTGGGCATGTACGTCAACCATGCTTCGTACTGCGCCCGGTACGCGCGACAGTCTTTGCAAGCCTCAGCTTCCATTGCGAATCCTGTCTACCTCGGACGAGGGAACACGCCAACTCTTGCCCACCTTGACGCCCTCCATGTCACGGGCTATCAGCCAACGGCGAACGGTCGCAGGACTCACCCTCAGGTTCGCTGCTACCTCGGCTACCGTCATTAGCGTCGTCATCGTCCACCTCCAATCGCGGCTCTAGGAACAAGTCCTCATGACGCCAACTCACACGTCCCGGTACCACAACAAGTCCCAGTCGAGCTTGCCGATTGACACCGACGCACCCGATGCCCACCGGTCATGGAAGATGCGAAATCCGAACGGGCCACGGTTGAAGCCCCACTGTCGCGACTTGATCTCACGAGGCATAGTGCATCACCAGAACGTAGGCCAGGAAGCAAAGGAAGGCGATCAACGCCAACTTGACGAGGACGAGGAAACCGATGAGGCAACCGGCTGCGGGGCCGGTAATGCGATGCTTCATCCGAAGATCACCACCACAGAAACCAGAGCCGTGTAAATCACCGTCATGGCAACGGCGTTGCTAGGAGTTATCGGCTGACGTTCCTTGCCGATAAGACCGATGGCGCACAGTGCGTTCAGTGCGAAGTATCCGACGATGAACCACTCAACCCACGTCATACACTCTTCGCCTCTTCCCAGTGCGCAGCGGTGACGTGCTTTTCGTTCACGGTCCATCCGGTGTCGAGCTTGTACCAGTCGGGAACATGATCATCGAACGGGTCCTTCGAGACGACACCCGTAACGACGCCTCCGATCAGAGTCCCGTCAACCAGCCTGAACGTAACGGTCTTTCCGATGTAGCTCACTTCGACTCCCTTCCATAGCAGGCATCGCAGAGCTGACGGATCATGCCCTTGAGGTACGCAACTGTGGTTGCTAGAGCGCCACAGCCGCAGCGAACGATCTCGCTCACTCGGACTCCCCCTTTATCTGAGCCATGAAGGCGTCGCCCAAGAGATCCTTGACCCCCCGGAACTGACTCTCAGTGGGCATCTGCCCCTTGGGCCACGCGATCTTGAGATAGACGTAATGCTCGTCGCTGCCCGGGATCTTCTGGTCGTCGCTCATTCCTTCTCTCCCAACCGGTCGTAACAGATGGCGTATCCGATGAGATCCACGATGCTGTCGTGGTGTCCAGGGGTGGACGCGAGACGAGACATCTTCAACTGCCCCATCATGAGCGCCATTTCTTCCATGGTGATCACTGCGCCGGGGACGAGCTTGTGCGCCAGGAAGGCCGTCCACATGCTAGCCGTGCGCTGGAAGTCCTGGTTGGGGTGACCGTAGTTCATCTGCCGTTCGCCGTTGCGCACGATGGACGATGCCTCGTACTCGACGGGCCACGCCGTGTCCGTGTCGTCGCCCTCAATCCGGTCATTGACGACATCGAACCCGAGCGCCTTGGCAACGGACCATTCCAGCCGGGCACCAGCACTGTTCTGCCAACCAGGCAGGAAGAAGATGGCGTTGCACCTCTGCGCCATGCTGCGAACATCTTCGCGCAGGTACGTTTCCTGCGGCAGATCCGTGCGACCGTCGAAGTTGTCCGCAGGATTCACCACGTCATACCCGTACGACTCCAGCACGCTGGCAGCCTCATGGAATGCCGGATAGTTGTGGTCCGGGTAACCACGCATCGGGCCAGAGATGTAGACCGTAGGGGCCTGCTCGGCGATCTCCTCAAGACGCGCTTCGTACTCAGGAGCCATGTCGATCTTGCATCCGGGGATGCCGCACGGACAGCTATCCATCGTATTTACCATGCCTTCCAGGCTTGGTCATCTGTCGTTCTTCACGTCGTCCCTTGAGCCAATCGCGCACGATGGCTAGGACGATGGGGCCGACGACTACCTGATAGATCACCAGCGCCACGCCTATGGTGATCAGCAGCCGTACGTCATGGTCGCTCACGCGTCCCCTCCGGGCGTGTACGTGTAGGGCGTCGGGGCGGCGTCGAGCCTGTCGGCGAACGCCTCGGCCGCCTGGCCCGCGTCAGCCGAAGAGGCGTACGGGGCACCAGGGCTTTGCCACGCCTGACCGTTCGAATCCACCACAACCCACGTGTACCCACCGAGGGTCACGGGCTTGACGGTTATCTGATAGCTGCTCACTTCGGTTCCTCAATCCTGACCTGATTGGTTTCAGTCTCGAACTCGGCGTAGATGTCCGGGCGTTCGGCCCGAAGGCGCTTCACGTCCAGCTTCTTGCCGGGGACGTGGCGCACACGACCGACGTACTCGCCGTTGCTATCGGCAAAGTCGTCCGGCTGCGTCAGTGAGTCGCCGAACAGCTCATCGACAGCCTCGCGCCTCGCCTCAGCCTCTTTCTTCCAGAGTCCAGCATTCTTGCGCGCTTCGAAGAACTCCCGTAGCGCCTTGACCTGTTCATTGCTCAGCTCAGCCATTGAACCTCCGCAGTTGCTCTGACGCTTTCGCTACGCTGGCGCCCCGAGTCACCTTGCCATCTGTGTAAACGCGTCCGTCTGTGGCTTCGTACACGTAGCCACCACTCGCCTTGAACTTCGGCCCGATACCCTTGAACGCGTCTACGTCCGTGTGATCCTGACTCAACATGATGTTGGGCACAGAAAGAGACCCGGTGGCGTGAGTCGCCAACAGGTCTCGGATGACTGGCATTACGGCCCCGGCGAAGAACTTCTCATGCTCCCGGATGATGCGCTCGTATTCGGCTATGCAGCGCTCCAGTTTTGCCACGCGCGCAGTGATCTTGTCAAGCTCGTCAGGAAGGCCCCTCCGGCGCTCCCGCGCCGCCACCTTCTCGTCGTACTTGCGCACGGGCGTACACGGCCACAGGTCGCCGCAGTACGCACAGGAGACATCGCCACAGCCGCACTCGCACTCGGCGTCAGCCTCGGGCTCGTGGCCGAACTCCCTAGGGTCTCGCATCAGACCTCCATATGAGCGCAAACCGCGCTTGTTGTTGTCCTGAGCGGAAACCTACAGAAACGCTGACAACGACGCAACGACTGTGAGCAACGCCACTTGAGTCGTTTACACGGATGCATGCAGGCACATAAAAGGCCCCCAGCCTTGACCTGAGGCTGGGGGCACGGTCGCCGGAAGGGTGGTCTGCCTGCATCCGACTCGCGCAGCTACCCTACTGCGCTCGGTTAACCAGGGGTGAGCCTATCACGGTGCATGATGCTTGACCCAGCGATCCAGCATCGAACGTTGCCAGTCGTCCAGGTGTAGGCGCGTGAGCGGGTCGCGTACGCGTCGCTGCCGCAGGACGTTGCGCCGAGCCCGAGCGGCAGGGGGCGAGAGCTTGTGCCAGCCGAGCGCCTTGCTGATGCCATCGCCACCCCACATCGACCATGCGATCTTGGAATTGTACCCGTGGTAGTTCCTGTATCGAGTCTTCATGGTTCAGAGTCTACCCATCTCGGGCCAAGGTGGGGAGGATTGGGCACAAAAAACAGCCCCACCCTGACCCCCTCGCCGTAGCGAATCGGTCAAAGTGGGGCTGTTTGGGAGGAGGGATGCTACCCCCAAGGAACGCCAGTCACTTAGCCATAAAGTAATACGTCCCAACCATCCCTTTGCCGCTAGGCAGTTGGCGTAGTCGGTTGCTACCCGACTCCGAGTCTCAGCAGTAGCCCTTGACTCGGTGTTCCCAACAGAGATGTACGATCCGTCCCCAAACTGGAAGGGGACCGTTTCCGTCACTCCCCGCGCCCGCCGTCGCCGACGCGTTGGGAACCAACCTAGCAGAGATAGTTACGTCTGGGGGTAACTATCTCTGCGTGATGTGCGTCACGTAGAACGGATCTACGTAAGTTGCGCCTTCTCTCCCGACTCCAGGAGGGTAGGCGCAAGGTCCGTTTACACGCACCATGTGCGTCCGGAGCGAATGTCCGTAACGACGTGGTAAGGGACTTCAAACTCGGCAGCGCTCAGTAGCCCTTCGGCGAACGATTCGGATCGAACTGCTGCACCTTGGAGGCCAAGTCGTGGCCATCGTGCGAGACGCCGTACGTCGCCACGACGTAGCCCATAGAGGCAGCGATGTTCGCCACGGGGTCATAGATGTTGTTCGAAGTACCGGGGCAGTGGTACGCGGCGAACGTCTGCGGGATGCACTGGGCACAACCCCTGGAGCACTGGTAATTGACGAGTGACCCGTTCATCCAACCGCCGGGGTAGCCGTAGCCGTAGTCAGCAACCTGACTGTAGCCCGAGGGAGTTGTGTTGTTGCTGTCGTTCCGGTTGATCGCGTTCGCGTCGCCCGAAGACTCACGGGCGATGGCCGTCTGGTAGCCGGTGGTCCACGCAGCAACGGCCGCCGAGTCGGTGATGCCACGGGCAGCGCACGCGCCAGCGATCCAGGACGCGACCGAGCCACCGGCCGTGTACTTCTGGAAGGTCACTGCCGTGTGGTCGTTGATCGCCACCGAGTCAACCCAACCGGAGTTAGTAACAGGGGGGTTAGTATCACCCGTGCTGGTGTCCTCCAGGGCGAGGATCTTCCCGACGATGGCAGCCTTACCGGCGTTCAAGATGTCATCGACGTTGAGCCCGAGAGCGTCCAGTGTCGAATGCACCGTGCCGCCGAGGGTGTTGTACGCGTCGGAGACTGCCGTCACGGCAGCCTGAATCTGAGCGTCCGTGGGGCCAGTGGGCACAGGGTCAGCCGGAGGGTCAGTGACCGGCGGGGGATCGCTCGGGGGAGGCGTGGCGCTGGGCTTGGTCACCGAAGCCGTGGCGACGTACCGGGAGCCAGCGACGCGCGCGTTCGGGTCTGCCGTCAGGATGCCCTCAGCGAAGTTGGGGTAGCCGTAGGCGTAGACCTCGCCGATCGAAGGGTCGTCCACCGAACGCCGAGAGCGCTTGTGGAAGTTGACCTCATTGTTGTAGTTGCCTTCGATCGTGTAGATGTAGTCGGCGTCGTAGGCGTAGACCCAACCGGTGTGAGTCGTCGGCCCGTTGTCACCGAACCAGCAGACAGCGCCAACGGCAGGATACGCCGACGAGCGACCGCGTGAGCTGAACCAGTTGTACTGATCGCCGGAGTAATCCGACATCAGACACAGGGACTTGAAACCAGCCGTCAGGAAGCACCACGACGCGAAGGTGGTACACCATGCCTGGTTGTTCGGAACGCCTACGGCCGAGGCGTACTTGTTGTAGTTGTTGGTACCTTCGTGGTACCCGACCTCGCCTGACGCCACAACGTAGATCTTGTCAGCGCTCGGAGTCTGAGATGTCATTCCTCTACCTTTCCATGCTTAGGCTGGTATGCCTGGTGTGGGCAACCGCCTCGATACTTACCCCAGTTACAGTTACGGCAGAGGATCTGAAACCTATGGGGCTCTCGCAGCGCTAGACGCCACGTAGCCTTTTTGCGATCCTTGGAGCCGTCATTGTTCACGTGATCCAAGTCTAGGAACACGTACTCTCGTTCTCCACAACACACGCACTGCCCACCGAGTTTGCGTAGCACTGCCTCGCGCGTGAACCTACGGGTCAAGCTAGCCTGCTCTCTCCGACACTGACGGCAGTTCTCACCCCTCTCAGGGAACTCGTCGTCAGGCTTGGAGAACTTACACTCGGGGCACTTGCGCATTGTGTCCCTCCGAAACGAGAAAAGGCCCCATGACCCGTAGGCCATGGGGCGATTGGTCACGCCTTGGGCGCGTCCGCAGGGTCAACCTCCGAGAAGTCGCGCACGATGACGCCGACTACAGCACGGAAGCCAGCGCCCACGACGCCGACGAGGGCAGCCTTGGAAAAGCTGTCCGAAGAGGTGAGCAGGGTGGCGCCACCGAAGGTGACGAACGCGACCAGCGATTCCCTGCCGAGCTTTACGAGGAACTTCTTCAACTCGACCTACTTTCTCACTTTTTGAGGTAGACGCCGAGGATGGCGACTACTACGGAAACCACAGCCGTTATGGCTGCTATGGAAGAGTACGGGAACCGCCGCTCTTCCAGCTTACGGAGTCGAGACTCATGGTCTTCGATCTTCGGAAGAACTGTGTCAATCTTGGTGTGAATCGCTATCAACGACTCGGAGATGCGCCGGATTTCGCGCCAGATCTCCACGTTGTGCGACCCCGCATCGTCATCCTTTTCGGTCACCCTCGGAGCCTCCAGTCGTCGCGGGAACCGGCCCCGAGCCAGCGCTAATTATACGCTGGCCAGGGGGTTTTGGGAAGGGGTCAGAGGATGCGTCTTGCGTAGTCGGGCCGATCGAAACTGAGCGACCGTATGACCACGCCGGTACTCGGATTCTGCGCCCCGATGAACTGACCGTTGCCCACGTAGATAGCCACGTGATGCGCCGGAGAGCCCCAGAAGAGCAGGTCCCCAACCTGCAAGTGTGACAGGCTGACGAGACGGCCCTTACCCGACTGCATCTCAGACGTACGAGGCAGGTGGATTCCCACGCGCGCGTACGCAGCGACAGTCAGACCTGAGCAGTCGTACGCCTCTGGCCCGTTGCCACCGTACACGTACGGCTTGCCGAGCTGCGCCCGAAGGAACGACAGCATGATGGAAATGGGCCTATCGGCGACCGGAGTTGGGTGGACCTTCTTGACCTCATGATGCTTGTGCACAGGCTTGACGACAGCCTTTTTCTTGGCCTTGGGAGGCTTCGGAGGAGTGTCGTGTTGCGTGTTGCCAGGCACCGGAGCAAGGGGCCAAGTCGGGAACTCATGCCCCTCGAACAACGGTTCAGGGGCTACGAATTCGTCCTCTTCATCGTCGTCGTGGTCCGATGGCTCATGCGTGGTGAACGGGAGCCATCCCCCTGCCGTGACGGCAGCCATGACGAGAGCTACGTATCTACGCCAACGGGTCACGGCTAAGCTCCTATCAGGGGGTGTCGAGTACGCCGAGAACGCAGACTACTGTGAAGGTGGGCGTGTCGGTCGAGCTAGTGCTTACGTGCCAAGTCTGCCAGCCGGAACCATCGTCAATCGGCCCTGCCTTGTACTTGGTTACGTCAGAGTTGACGTTCGCCAAGTAGTAGCTGTAGAGCGGGGCACCCGCCTGCTCAACGTCGGGCTCTGTGTCTGCGTACGTCGGATCGTCACCTGCGGACACTGCGACGTATCCGGTAGGACACGTCGCGACGACGCGATACACGTATTCGGTCGTCATGTGACCTGATACGCCTACGCTGATCGTGTCGGGCGTTCCGCTCGTTGCGCCTGCCACGTACTGAACTTCGGCTTGCGCCGGATCGGTTGCGCTGGAAGCGGTCGCGGTTACTCCGGCATACGCGCCTGCCATCGCCAGTACGGCAGCGCTCGACGCCAGGATCTTTCGCTTCATCATTTCCCCTTACAGGAAGTATTCGATGCCATGGAGCGACACCCAATCGGGCGTCGGCAGAGTGCCAGATGTGCCAGTCGTGTTGCCCATGGCATGAGAGTGGTCTATGCCGTTGTAATCTGCCTGATAGTAGCCGTACGTTCCGGTACCATCCGTGGCATATACGCTGTGAAGGTGCTGATTTGACTCTCCGGCCGAGGTACCCAACGAATGCACGTGATCCGGTATTGTGGGCGCGTTACCAGCCAACGACACCGTGCCGTTGGTAGCGAACACCACATGGACGCCGAGAAACGATGCCCCGTTGCCCAACCCTCGCGCCTGTAGGAACTTGCGCTGCGCACTCGGCCGAAAGGCCGCATCAAGGGCTGTGGTGATCAGGCCCGTACCGGAGCCCGATACGGCCGCGCACCCCTGCCACTGCATCTTCAACGAGCCGTTGTCCCACACCAATCGGTACTGCACGTTGCCCTGAGAATCGCCGTTGTGCGAGAAGCCAGAGCCGAGCGTCGGTTGCGTCCAGGAGGACGCGCCGAGCGCGTACGCGCCGAGGATGAGCAGGTCTGGGCCCACCTTCGCGATGGCCAGCACGTCGCCGACGACCGGAGAGTATGACTCCAGGAACCGTACGCCGTCGATCTGCTGCGTGTCGCCCGACAGGTTGATAGACACCGTGGGGGGCGATGTCGTCATCGACGTTGCCACCACAGTCCCTTTAGTCAACTGGGGTGGCGTGTACGGAAGCTGCGGTTGGTTGAGCTGAGCGGCCAGATCCCGAACAGCTCCCGCGAGGGAGTCGCCCGAATTCGTAGGAGTCGTCACGATGTCACCCTCTTCGCGCGCAGGTTCACGGTCGCAGTCTCAGCAGCAGTCATCGGGATTGTCAGAGAGTCGATGGCGTACTTACCGGCAATCCCAGACTTAGCGCGCGTCACCTGTACGGTGTCGTTGGCGTCCAGTGCAGGGTTGACGAGCGCAGTTATCGAGAGCTGCGAAGTGATGCCAATCGTAGAATTCAGCATCGCCTGTGCCACCGAGTCAGCGTCAGCCTGTGTCGTCACAACCGAGTTGGTTACAAACATGGGGACTTCGCCATACGGGCCAAGGTGGTACGTCGGAGACGTAGGCTCTTCATCCCACACGACCGACCGGACCGGAGGGTTCTCGTCCCCTGTGGATTCGCCCGTCAGGACGACTCCGTTGTACCCGGGTTCGTCCGTGTAAACGACGTTGAGCCCGAGCATCTGACACCCGTTGCCCTCTACGAAATCCCAGTCAGGCGCGGGCAGATGGTCTACGTCCACAGGTGGGGCGATTACCACGCTGCCGTCAGCGGCAAAAAATATCTCACAACCGATGCCGGACGCGAGATTCGTGCATGCCTGCCAAGGGTCATTCGAAGTGTCGTACACCATCGGGGCCGTGGCCACCAGAGAAGTAGTCACGGCATCGTATTGCAGGTCCGGGAACGTGCGCGCGAGGATAGCCTTGATCGCGTCTACGATGTTCGTTCCCTCGGCCACGGTCCACGGCTCGGTGAACTTGTCGCGCTGGACCGTGCGCGACCGGTCGTACCCTTCCAGGACAACGCCCGGTGTACCTATGGAACTTGTCGTGTCCGTGATCGTTGCCTTGGACAGCCGGAACACGCCGACCGCGACCACTTCCTCAATCCCCGAAGGGTACTTGACCCCTCGGTAGACTGTGATTTCGGTCCCGGTCGGCGTGAGCAGATCCGAGGCAGAGCGAGGCGAATACTTCCCGGTGTCGTCCACGATGGTGATGGTGCATCGGCGGCGCACGTCGGCAGTCCGGTCGATGCTCACATTACCGTCAGTGGCCTTGAGTCGAACAACCTGCCCAGTAGGACTAGTTGCTGTCACGTAGGCCACGATATCGTGAGACTGACGTATGGCTCGGAAGAAATCGGGAGTCGCAGTCTGCATCAGATCATCCCTCCGGATCAACTTCCATGAAGGTAACGGACACAAACCTTACAGGATCGGTCGCGTGCTTCGAACTCGGTTTGAGCGAAACACCGATGTCGCCCTGGGGCTTTACCCACCATGCGCCGTCACTATCGGACTGGAGATACAGCGTGCGCCCAGAGTTGAGCAGCGCGCGCAGCTTGGCGTACTTGTCTCGTCTCACGATGAACGTAAGCGGGATCGTATCGCCCTTGTATCCCTCACCGACGATGACCGGCCGGTCAGAGCCAAGCGGTTGGAAGACAGTTGACGTGTCGGTGATCTTCATGTCAACGTCGTCGGCCTTGACCTTCAAAGACAACGAGTTGTCCAGATTGTCAAGATCCTTGAGCCACCACTCATTGGCGATGAGCTGACACTCCTGCGACTCCGGCCCATAGTCAGACGTGAACACGTCCCCGTTGAGTCCGTAAGACACCGTACGTGCACGGTACTTGCGGGAGACGAGTGGGATTATCGTCTGGTCAATGAACGTTGTCAAGCCCGTCAGCTGGTCATACTTGAGCAGCGCACGAGCAGTTGCGCCGAGCGTCTTCCAATCGCCGTATCCGTTGCCCGCATCCTCGGCGTACTCAATCTGAGGCACGCTGAAAATGGGGTGCGCGGCGTTGCCGGTACCGGGCCGGTAAACAGACGACTTCCCGAAGGCTGCCGAAATCCGGTCGAAGTACACGACATCGCCTACGTTCCGGTCCGAAGCCATGAGCCCGATCTTGAATCGAGTCATGCCCTGCGGAATCGGGAACTGTGCAACGGACTTGGCCCATGTGTCAGTTCCGAACGAAGTACCCGTCTGGATCTGTGTCGATACCAGCTCATCGCCAACGTAGGCGTAGAGCTTTATGTACGGCACACCGGCGGTCGATCCCAGGAACGACGCCGTAACGGTGATGGTCTGCTCTGCCCTATCGATGACTTCCTTCGCAACGCTCGTGATGTCCACGGCGCTGGACAAAACCGCCTCGACGGAACCTGCCGTTGTAGCAACGCCAGGTTTCAGGAAGCCTATCCACGTAGCAGCCGCATCCGTACTCGTGCCTGAGCCCGGCGAAAACTGCCCAGTGACGCTCTGAGCGCCTGTCGGAGCGACCCCGGCGGAATCGTACGCGGCGAGCGTGAGCCACGGCGTAGCGCTGCCTGCGGTCGCATCCTGGCGCTCTGTCTCGTTGGCACCAGGGGTGACGCCAGAGCTGAGCGGCTTGAGGATTCCGATCCACGACGCATCGGAGAACTGAGACGCGCCGCCACCGTAGTAACCGCCACCGTCGAGCGATGCCGACCGGCTGTGATTACCGGATGAAATAGGACCGTTGGAGTCGTACACACCAACAACCTCATCCGGATGGGACGAAACCGCCGTCGAGTTGTCCGCGCGTTCGGTAACTTCGTTCGATGTCATCGAACCTTGCACGTCGGTCGTGTACGAGAAGATTGACAGTCGCCACGCGGACGAATTGTCATTCGTCACAGTGGTAGTGCTCTGCGTGCGGCTGGTGCTAGTAGCTCCACCTTCATCAATGAGGGGATTCGTCCCATCAAGGTTTCGGTAAGCCACACACTGTGTCATCTTCGGGATGCCGATTGAAGAATGCGTGCCGGACCACGATGCAGGCTCGGAGCTTCCTGCCTTACGACGCATGATTGCCAACGTCGTTGACCCGGAGTGGTCGTCACCTCCGCTGATATCCTTCGTAACCGTACGAACCAGAGTCCAGCCGCTAGGCGGGGTTACCGTAACGGCACCCGAAACCGACAGTGCGGCAAAGAGCCAGTCGTTAGCAACAACGCCCGAAGGCTTGTTGATTGTGTACGAAGTGCTGCTAGACGAGCTTGACCACACACCACCCTTGCCCACATACGCGATTGGAGGCGGCGTACTCGGCGGCAGAATGTTGGCTATCATGGTCCCACCGGCAGCGTTGTCTCGAACGGCGAATGCCGACAGGCGCCACGCGTTGGTATCCGTGTTGGACACCGTTGCCGTAGTGGGGTTGAGCGTACCGTTCGTATACCCCTGGACGTTCTCAGCGTCGAACTGCGACGCGACCGGGGCAGCGCCACGGTAGGCCACGACTATGGCCCGTTTGCGCGTAGCCGAGTTGGTCAGGTTGCCCACCCATGAAGCGGGGTCTGCGGCGAGCCCGTCGTGAATCAGGACAGACAGGGTGACCGGAGACGTTGTGCCCACGGTCGTCGTGTCCAGAAGCGTCCAGGTCGAGTCCGGGGGCACGGCTGTGCCGCCGGTGTCCGACGCTACGTAGGCGACGAGCAGATCCCCGTCAGCTACGCCCGTAGGCTTGTTGAGCGTGTAGCCGGTACCTGTCGTCGTGTCCGTGAATGCTGTGCCCGTGGCCACATACGAAACCGTAGGAGACAGACCGGCATACGTCATGCCGAACATCTTCGATCCATCAGCGCCGGTACCCGAGACGGACGAACGCGCGTACGTAGACGCGAGAGCAGCAGTCCAGGGCTCCACGGTGATCGGATCATCGGCGTTCGATGCTGCCGACGAGAGAAGGTTCCTCGACGCGTGCCCACCGTGCGACCACACAGAGCCCGAACCGTACATCAGGCCAACGGCATCGACGTTGTGAACCTCGCCGTTCGCCGGAGAGTCAACCTCGACCTGTACCTGTGCGTACGCTGCCGTGCTAGGAGTCGTGCCAGTGGCAACAACTTCGGTCCAAGTTCCAGACGAGTCAGCGCCGGTAGAAGTGATCGTTCCGCCGACAGAGTTGAACTGCTCATCAAAGAACAGCACATTGACGGCCGTACTGCGAGCCGCTGCACCCTTGAACTGAGCACGTGCCGTGACAGGCGTGTTCGGGGCGATCTCGGTATAGCTGCTCTGGGCCGTCATCGTAGCGGCGCTTGAAGCCGTAAGCTTCATGGAGCCGCTGCCGATGTTATAGAACGATGTCGTATCCTGTGCCACGGTGCAGTTTGTGCCACTGAAACCGAGTGCGTCCGTTGCTAGTTCGAAGTCTGCCTGTTGCACAGACAGCATGTTGGAACCATCGCGCAGTGTCAGGTACGCCGTCGAGCTTACCGAGTCAGCGATGACGGACTCAAAACCGCCACCACCACCGGTACCTACGCCACCGAACGAGCCACCAGGAACACCCGGCGCGCCCGCCTGCACGGTGAACGCACGGCCCACCCATACGGACTTTGCGCCGAACTCCGAAGTCACGCGCACGTAGATGTAGTAATCATCTGCGGGCAGTGAGAACGGAAGCGTGAAGTTGGTAATGTCTCCCTCGACCACGTTGATCGGAGGGATGACTACCACTTCGCCGGGGTAAATCAGGTCCGGGTTACCGGACTTGAGATTACTCGCGTTGTAGATGTCCCAGTAGTACGAGGCGTCGCCTAGAAGCTTCTGCGCGATGCCCCGCAGGGTGTCGCCCGCAACGACCGTATAGGTCTGCGAGGCAGGGTGAATCGGTGGCGTTGTGTCAGGGTTGAACGTCGAGACTTCCTGCTGGGCAGCCGTGTAGATCTTGTAGGCTGCACCCTGCTGTCGGTCGCCGTCAACCTGCGCATACGTCCAGTCTACGGTCGGTGCGGCCGAGGTGACCGTACCAGTAGGCAAGTTCACCTTGACCTAGGCCGCACATGGTAATTGACGTTTGCGTAGACTTCATAGACGCGGATCTTACCGGCCGACCTACAGTACGAAAAGACCTGTAGCATGAGCCGGTTGAGACGATCCTTTGTCCAGATGTTGCCGAGAGGGTCGGTAGTGTACGTACCGACCTCGATGTCCTGAATGCTGGTCGTTGGATAGATCGTGCGCTGCGTGAACTTCGACGTGTCGTCAGTGCACATCAGGTTGACCGTAACGGACCGACTGCTAGAGTCGGTCCGGTTACACCGGACGACGACAGTCACCGAAGTGATGACCGCGCCGTCCGGTATGGTCGTACTGTCAACGGGGAACTTGACAGTCGCACGACCGGTGTTCGACGGGCACGAGCAGTATTTACTGTCGTCCCCGTGCGAACTCCAAGCCTTCCAGCACGCATTGACGCCCGAACCGCCGAAGCTCCAACCTTCGTTACGATAGTCGGAGTTACAGTCGTGACGGTACGTGCTAGACAACTTAGCCCACCTTCTTTCCAACTCCGGCCTGTACGGCCTGCCTCAGCTTCTCTAGAACCTCGTCGCTCTGGACAGCCTTCGCGCACTCCTCGGCGTTTCCACCGGTGAAGTTGAACTGGAAGGCGCCTTCATGGAAGGTGACCCTGTTGTCCACGCTGCGGGGCTGTTCCTCGGAACGACCAGCTTCGCGGAAGTCACCCAACATATCCTTGAACGAACGGATGGACTGACCACCGCCGCCAAGGTTGATAGGCTCCGGACCCTCTTCGCCCACAAGTGCCCAGCCCGGCGCGGCACTCTTGGTGCCACGGGCGTAAGGCAGGTAGCCACCACCGGAGTTGACCGAGGCGACACCGGGAACGTTGTTGATGTTCCCGTAAGTGTGAACGATATAGTTGATCGCGGCTGCCACGTTGGCGATCGGATCGAGAATGTTACTCGACGTACCTGCGACATGGTACGCGGAGAACGTCGGCGGAATCACCTGCGCGAGACCCTGAGAGGGCACGCCGTTCTGAGCGTTGATGTCGTAGTCGTTGATCGCGTTCGGGTTCCATCCAGACTCGTTCGTGATGATGAGGTTCATGCCAGCTTCCCAGCTTGCCTTATCCCCGGGCGGGGGAACACCGGCAGCGGCCAATGCCGCGTCGATGATCTGCAAGTGGTTCGCGTCAGTAACTCCACCAACGGAACTTTCAATTGACGGACGGAAGCCGTACTGAGCGGAGAACATCGAGTCGTTGTAGCCACGTGCACTCGGACCGGACCGAACTGCGGGCGGAGTCGCTTCGTAGTTCGTACCGTTGAGGGTACCGGCCATGTGGCCGACGCCGACATTGGTAACACCGACCATGTACGGGGCTTCAAGGCCCTCTTCGAACCCTTCGGGGGCGGTCGAGCCGACAAAGGCAAAGGTGGTGAACCACGGTGCCGGAGTCTGGCCGAGGATCGCGCGAGCGATACCTGACTGATACTCCGAACAGTCGATGCCGTTTACGAAGTCGCCGCCGAGGACGTAGGGCTTGCCAACCTGAGAGTCTGCCCACGCCTGTGCAGCGGCGTCGTTCGCGCCACCGATGACGAACGAAATATCGTTCGCCGTAATCCACGCCTCGACGCTTGAGATCATGCCGTCGATCATCCCGTTATCGGCACTTTCCAGAGCCGGTGTCCCGGGAATCATTCCGTCAACAAGATCCTTGCCCTGTTGAGCGATCTTGTCCAGCATCGGGTTTGCCACAGGCGCGATGCTGCCAAGTGCGAGGTTCGCCAGATCGGCCGGGGTGCCGGTGCTAGGTGCGCTGGCAGTGCCAGCAACGCCCTGCGTACCGTTGCCCGGGGCCTGCGTGGGATCGATCTCGACGCCACCGCCAGAGGCGAAGGCGGTAGATCCCATCTTGCGGACGGGCCCGCCTCCGAGCGCCTGAGAGCGCAGGGACGCCACAGCGCCGTGACCACCGGCCGCAGATACCTCAGCAGCCGTCCACACGTGCTCACCATTGGAGAGCCGCGCTGTGATGCTGTCAGAAGTACCCGTACCGGGGCCGCTGACTGCACCACCAGTGGCGAACGTGGGCATCTGGAACTCGTCAAGCTGCGTTGCGCCGAAGGCGTTTGCAATGACGTTCCACACGCCTCGGATGCCCTGGTTGTATACGGTTCCGACGATGGCGTTAACCGGATCGTAGACCTCTTGCTTCAAACCGTTCCAGCCGGTCGCAACGTTAGTTGCGCCAGTCGCGAACGACTGCGGGAAGGTTTTGGTCAGGAAGTCATTCACCGGCGGGAAGAACGTGGAGGTCATCCAGTTCTGACCATCGGTGAACTGAGTCTCGGTGTCGGTCCAATACTTCTGCGTCTGGTCCGTGTTGCCCTGGAGACCCTTTTCCCAATCCGACTGCATCTCGGTAGACGTATCGGTGAACGTCTTCTTAAGCCCGTCAACGAACGTCGAGCTTGTGGAAGTCGTCGTGTCCCAACTCGCCTGCGCAGCAACCTTGGCGTCTTCCCAATCCTTGGCCCACTGAGTGGATATCTGCGTTCCGTCATCCGTGAACGTCTTCATGAGTCCGTTCAGGAACGTCGTACCCGCAGTCGCCGTCATGTCCCAACTCGACGTGGCGGCAGATCGGTTCGAGTCCCAATCCTTTGCCCAGTCGTCGGTGATGCCGGAAGATGCACCCTGGAAGGAACTCTGCATAGAGGTGAGGAACGTTGCCGTGTCACCCTGCATGGTTCCCGTAGCGTTGTCAACGATCGCCTGAGCATCGTCCCACGCCGCCTGCCAGTCACCCGAGAGGTCAGCACCCGCCAGGATGCTCTGCCCCGCGCTGCCGCCGCTCAAGATGTCCTGAGTGGCGCCGTTCGGAATGACCTGCTCGCCGCCGCCGAAGTTGATAAGCTCCGGACCCTCTTCACCCACCATGGCAATGCCGGATGAAGCATTGTCGGTCCCGCGCGCGTAGCCCTTCGGAGGCTTGTTGGCGTTGGCTTGCTGAACGCGCGTGATGTTTCCGTATCGAGCGACGATGTAGCGAATTGCCGCTGCGACGTTGGAAATCGGGTTGAGAAGGTTGTTAGGCGTGCCCGGCACGTGGTACGCAGCGAACGTCGGGCCGATGACCTGCGCCAGACCACCCGAAGGGTGACCGGCCGCAGCGTTCGAGTCCCAGCGGTTCACAACTCCTGCGTTCCATCCGGACTCTCGCGTTATCAGCGTGTTAAGTCCCGCTTCCCACTGTGCGAGCGTTCCAGGCGGCGGAACCCCAGCAGCAGCTAGCGCGGCGTCAATGATCGCCTTGTGCTGGCCCTCGGGAATCTTACCGCCGATGGCGCCCGCCTGCTCATCCTTGTTGATCAGTAGATCAACCATCTCGTCAACGATGTCGAGCGATTCCTTAGAAACGAAGTCGCCCACAACGCCAGCCCCGACGCCGTTCAACAAGGGCTTGATCAGGGGGTCGAAGATGCCGTGAATGGCAGCCTTGCCGATGAAGCCCAGCGCCGATGCGCCCAACTTCACGATGTCCTCGACCGAGTGAATCGCGCCCTTGCCGATGCCGGAAATGACGCCACCGATGATGTCGCCAATACCCTTGCCCACCTTGTGGACTCCGGCAGCCTTAAGAAGATCCTGTTGGGTCTTCGGCAGTTTGGAGAACTGGTCGTCACCGATACGCTGTTCGTTGCCCTTGAGGTACACGCCCGGAACGTTTGCCGCAGCACGCTGCGCAGCGTTCGCACCCTTCGGCGTGTCAGGGTCTCCCCCACCGCCGCCGTCAGGATTGCCGATACCGCCACCGGAAGCGAACCCCAGGGTGTGAGCACCAGCCATGCCACGCACGACCTTGCCGCCGAGAACCCTCGACCGCATGCTTGCGACCGCACCATGACCACCAGCGGCCGAAACCTCGGCAGCCGTCCATACGTGCTCACCGTTGGAAAGCCGCGCAGGAATACTGTCCGAAGTGCCGTTACCTGGACCGCTAACCGGACCACCGTCAGCGAAGTTGGCATGGTAAGTGATCTTACCGAAGCTGAGCTTCTTAAGTCCAACTGCGTTGACAATCTTGTCCCATGCGCCGATGATGCCGTTAATGATGCCGATGACATCGTTAACGCCGTCAGCAACGACATGCTTGATGCCGCCCCAGACTGTGCTAGCCGTACTCTTAACGGCGTTCCACGTGGCAGACCACGCAGACTTGATTGGGCCCGAAACGGCTTCGAACGCGTTCTTTAGGGCGTTACACGCGGCGGACCATGCGGCCTTGAGCGCATCCCATACGGCGTATGCACCGTTCTTCATTGCGAGCCATACGGCAGACCAGGCAGCCTTAAGTGCGGCGCTGACCGTATCCCAGATGCTCTTCATCGCATTGATGAAAGCGGACCAGGCAGCCTTAAGCGCATCCCATACGGCGTATGCACCGTTCTTCATTGCGAGCCATACGGCAGACCAGGCAGCCGACAGCGCAGCGCTGACGGTATCCCAGATGGTCTTCATGGCCGAAATGAACGCCTGCCAGGCTGCCTTCATGGCATCCCAAACCGCGTATGCACCGTTCTTCATGGCCAACCATACGGCAGACCACGCGGCGGACAATGCCGCACTAACGGTATCCCAGATGGTCTTCATCGCATTGATGAAAGCCTGCCAAGCAACCTGCATCGCGGACCAAACAGCTTCGGCCGCAACCTTCATGGCGTTCCATGTGGCATTCCAGGCTACAGACAGCGCGTTGCTGACAGTGTCCCAGATGAGCTTCATGCCGTTGATGAAGGCCGTCCAAGCCACTTGCAAGGCTGTCCAAACTGCCTGCGCAGCAACCTTCATGGCGTTCCATGTGGCATTCCATGCAACCGACAGAGCGGTTCCAACGGTCTGCCAGATGATGATGAACCCCTGAACAACAGCATTCCACGCGACCTTCATCGCGTTCCACACTGCATCAGCAGCAACCTTCATGGCGTTCCACACTGCCGACCAAGCGATCTTAAGGGCGCCACTTACGGCGTTCCAGGCAGTCGTTAGGCCACTCAGTGTCGCGTTCCATGCGATCTGAAGTGCGTTCCAGACTGCGAGAGTTGCAATCTTTAGCGCATTCCATATGGCATTCCATGCAGTGGAGAACGTCTTTGTGATCGCACTCCAACTAGTGATCCAGTGAATGATGCCGATAATGGCGTTCGCCATGAACGTGATTGCCGTTGCGGCTACCCTGAGGACCGGAGCCAGGATGATTCCAAGCCCCTGCGCCAGAAGGGTTATCAGCGGCAGAAGAGCCGTCAGAAGCGTAACCCATACCCTGAGTCCGGCAACCATGATCTGAGTAAGGGGCGGAATCAGCGGAGCCAGAGCAACGAGCAACTTCATAAGCGCGTTTCCAACAAGCCCGATTATAGGCGTCAACTGCTGGAAAAGAGCCGTAAAGTGCGTCATGTAGATGTTCAACAGCTGTCCCAGGATGGGCAGTAGCTGAGCTGCAACCAGGCCGATCATGCGACCCAATGACGCGAAGAACGGACCTAGCGATCCATCCATGGCTTTTACGGCTCCGACGAACCCCTGCATTGCTCCGCCGACTAGCGACGTGAGACCTGACATCAGACCACCGAGAGCCCGGGAGCCAGCGGCAGCCATCTGTCCGAACGCCTGGCCTACGATACCGAGAATCTGCCCAGCGCCGGTCATGAAGACTTTCAGCGCCGAGCCTGCGCCCTCGGCACCCTTGGCCAGACCGCTGAACATGGTTGAGATACCCTCACCGAGCGCCTTAGCGCCTACAGCAAGAGCCGAGAATACCGGCATCGCCGCGCGAAGTGCAGCGGTCACGCCCGGCATTACAGCCGACATGAGGTTTGTGAGAGCCCGAACGAGGGGCTGAATCAGCGGAGCAGCAGCGGCGAACGCCTGACGGAACGCAGGCTCCATCTGGGCAAGCCCAGACTTGAGCTGATTCATTCCATCAACAAGCGGACCCTTCATGACGTTCGCGGCGCGCGTCAACTCGGACTGCACAGAACTGGACAGTCCGCTCATGGCGGATTTCACCTGAGCCGTGCCGGATAGAGCGATGGCCCCAAGACCGATGAACGCGCCACCGAGTACGCCGAGCAGCGCTGCGGACGCCAGAGCAGCCGCAGGACCCATCGCCACCATAGCGAGGATGACATACCCGAGGACCGTGTAAACGTTGCTCATTGACCCCGCAGCCATGGCCCCGGAAGAACTCAGCGAGCTAAGACCGCTTGACGCACCGCCAGAAGCGCTACCCATCCGGGTAAGCGCATTGCCCGCACCGCCGCCCGCTTCCCCAAGGTGCAGGAGAGAGCTAGTGCCGTTATCGCTGTCGTGGCCGAGCTGTAGCAGATGCGTATGTGCGCCTGACGTGTCTACGTCCACATGCGCAGTTTCCCGGCGGCGGCCGAAGCGGTCAAGCTCCAAGTTCGTCGCACGCAGCGAAGCGTCATTGACGTTGACGGTTGCCGTAGCTGTGGCCCGTTCACTGTCGAACGCGTGTAGCTCTGCCGAGATTCTACGCAGCGAAGTATCGTCAACACTGACGTTCGCGTTGGCAGTTGCGTGCGTCCGGTTCACCTGCTCAAGCTCAGACTGTAGGCGCCTGACGCCGGACGAATCCACGTTGGCCCCGACTGTAGCCGTGGCCCGAGTCCTGGAGATGCCATCAAGCTCCGAGCGAAACTCGGACAGTCCGGCATCTTCGATGTGCACCGAAACCGTTGCGGTTTCGTGCATCTGTCCTATCTGGTTTAGTTCCGACCTGACCTGTTCGAGATCGCCGCTGTCAATGTTGACACCGACCTGCGCCGTTGCCCGTGTCTCGGCAATGCGGCGCAGGTCGGCTTGCAGCTCATCAAGGTCGTTCCGGGCGGCACGGACTCCCGAGCCATCCCAGCTAGAAGAGATGTCGAAATCAAGCGCGGTTATCGTCGCCATGCTTCAACTCCCCTCGGCCTTGTCATAGTTGCCTCACAGTTCTTCGTAACCGTCGTCCCACTCTTCATCGTCGTCGTCCTCTAGTGGATCGACGCCGCGTGACTCTTCATCCCTGAAATAGTCCGTGGGAGGGGGAAGCGGCACAGGCTCCGGAACATCTTCCGTCCTCTTTGCCGCTTCGATTCGGTTCGCGAGCTGCAACTGTTCGTAGATAGCATTAAGCGCGAGAGCGGTCCACTTATTGTCAAGTGGACCGTTCGCGCGCTCATATGCTTCCCACTCAGCCAGTTCGAAAGAGTCGATATGCCGCAGCATCTCGCGCACTGACGGATGGCCAAGTGCGAGGGTCAGACGGAAGTAGAAGCCTCTCCGGCTTCCTCGCCGAAACCCTCGGTCAGTTCCTCAACGTCCTCATCCGAGAGGCCGTTCAGCTCGTTGCACGCATTGAACACGCGCTGTAGAGCGGCGACCGACTTGCGGCCGAGCGCTCGAACGTCGGCGGGGTTGAACACACGCTCACCCTGCTCGTTGATGATGCACAGCGAAACCAGGCGCGCGCGGAAGTTCTCCACGTTCTGCTTGGTCTTGTTGCCTCGCTGCTGGACGGTGCTGGCCTCGAACTTGTCGCGCTCCTCGCCGGTCAGGGCGCGGATGCGAACCTCTCCGCCCCACTCGGGAACGTGAACGTCGCGGGTCTTGAGGTCGTCGGCCGACAGAATCTGCTCACGGCTCAGAAGTGCCATTGCGCGGGTCTTCTTTCTGTGAAAGCGCCCGTGACGCCTTTCGCCACGGGAAGTCAAGCGCGGGAATTACACTACCAGATGGGGTAGCCCTGACCAGAGGCCCGCGCGCACTCTGGTCAGGGCAGCTTATTCAGCAGCGGCGGCGATCTTCTCAGCAACCTCGTTGAGCATGCGCTCTAGGTTCTGTTCGCCGTCCGTGCGTCCTCCCTGCATTGAATCCATGAACCATGAGAACGCGCCATGCTGCACTACCCAGTTATTTCGATTTCCGAAGACCGGGTGACGCCAACCATGCGCGTCCAGACCGCGAGGGATAACTGCCTCGTCGGGCACTGGCATTGACGTTGTGACCACGGCCCCATCGTCCGTCTCACGAACTCCGACGCCATGTGACACACTCTCACGCAGGCCGGTGTGTACCGCGCCGTGCGTAGGTTCGGCGAGGGCAGCCCTGGAAGCGACGTACGCCAACCGATTTGCCAGCAGCACAAGTTCCTTGCGGATCTTGCCTGGCATCTCATCGTCAGCTTCGCCCAGGGCTGCACCTACGCGCTCGAACGCCTCTGTCCCGTTTACACGGATTATCAGCTCAGAGGCGTCCATGATCAGGAAGTGGTACGGGAGATACCGGCGCGCTGCGTCGGGAACTTCACCTTGGAGTCCGACAGCTCGCCGACCTTGCCGGAAAGCGGCTGGTACTCCAGGAGAATGCAAGTCGCGCTGTACTCCGGATTGGTGTCCGACTTGGCACCGGCGAACGGGCGCACCTTGACGGTGAACTCTACCTCTGTGTCGTACAGGGGGTAGAGGATCGAGTCCACCTCGCCAGCGGCGAAGTCCTGCTGGAAGGTGATGGTGAACTCATCTTCCTTGAGGCCAGCCGTGGCCTCGGAGCCACCACCGGAGAAGTTGGTCGTGTCGATGGACTTCTTCTTCATCGAGACCTCAACCGAGGAAACGTGGTCGGAAAAGTCCACGCCCTGAACCTCGATGTAGCAATCCCGAAGGACAACCTTGCCCATTTGGCAAATCCTTTCTTACTCGGCCGAGTTGGCCTCGTCGTCTTCCTCGTGGAGAGATTCGGGCGCGTCGCCCGTTTCCACCGGTTCGACAGCGGGAGCCTCGGAGGCAACGTCGTCAACCGGAATGATGTGGCCCGTCTGAACGAGCAACGAAGCCTCAGCTTCGCTCAGTTCGACCTTCTGACCCTGCGTGTGTCCGAAGATCCTCTTGTTGCTGATGACCTGATAGAGACGCTTGAGCGCACTCGGCTCCGCATGCTCGGCCCGATGCGCCGGAGCGGCGTGCCTGGCAGCAGCCTGCGCGGCACGGTTCGCCGCGCGCTGCTCCAAGACGCTCGCCTTGACCGGCGGGGCCTTACGGGGCGACATCAGGCCACCTTGAACACGCGCACTGTCAGGGACGCGCTTCCGGCGGTCGTGACGGTGGCTCGGCCAGCGTCGCTGTAATCCTTGCGGACGGGGACCAGGACGCTGCCGTTCGCAGGAACGGTCACAACGTGGTCCGGGAGGTCATCGCCGTAGTCGGTAGTACCGACAGCGGCGAAAGTGATGTCAACGGGGCTGCCGCTGGAATTGAAGTATTCCACCAGGACGTTACGGCCGTTACCGACCTCAACCGTGTCGGACGCCGAAGCGGCTACAGCGGCAGGGGCGGTACCGGCGTCAACGACCTGATTAGTAGCCAGGTCTGCCATGCTCAAATCCTTTCCGTGTAACGGCAGTTATGACTTCCTGCCGTCCGTCGTTACTTTCACGGTGAGCACAGCGCCCACCATCGGAATCCGGTTCGCCTCGAACGAGCCGCCGTATCCCCTCATGCCGTTGCAGAAAGCCTGCGTATCGGAGAGCCCCAAGTCCCAGTTGTCATAGATGATTTGCCGGACGAGCGGTATGTACTCGTCAAGCTCATCCTGAGCGGACTCGGTATCACCACGCGCGCACATGACGTAGAGCATGAAGTACCAACAGTCCTCGCCGCGCTGCATAACTTCCGCAAAGTTCGCGTCTGCGGGTTCTACGATCATGCAAGGCGTGGTCGGATTGTCAGGCATGCGCGCGTACGCAAAGAACTCATCTGGGGTGTTTGTATGGACGATTGAGGCGATTGCCTCTCTGATCTGAGTCAGCGTCGCCACTACATCACCCCAACATCACAGGCTTGCGAATGTACTTGTTGAGCTTGGACATTGCTGCCGTGTTCTGCCTGACGCGCAACACGCCAAACTGGTTGAAACCAGCTACGCCAAGGGGAGCGTCCTTGAGCTTCCAGTTCTCGGCGGCGATGATCATAGTTGCGCGCTTCACGGGGTACGGGACATCGGCCCATCCCCACTTGGCAGTTATTCGAACGACGCCCGTTCGCTCCTGCGGATACAAGCACAGCGGGAACCAGAAGTTTCCAACTGCCTTGAGTTTCCAGTAAGGCCACCCGGGCTCGCCGTCAACTATTCCGTTCAGCGGCGACAGTTCATAGTCTGTCGAAGCCCACGTCTCGGTGAAGTTGCCGTTACGGCTCTGGTCGCACTCCACAACCAAACCATCTGTCGTGTAGAAGTCATCGACCTTACAGCGCAGATAGGATTCTGGCGTGTAAACGCGCGGGGTGGCGGCGTCGCTCGTCCAGAAGACGCGATTCGTGATGCGGTTGACCTCGGCCGTTGCCGTGTCAAGCGCATCTTGCAAGGTATCGTCGTTCGCGTCCCGTGTCTCTTGCTTCATGTACGCTTTGAAATCCGCGAGGGTAGCGTACGAATCCCCGAACGCGACCATGACGCCCCTTACTTGTCAGCGACAGTCTTGGCCCGTGCGCCATGGCGCCCGGCCGGTGGCTCGTATTCGTGATCCACCACCAAGGGGACAAAGAACTGTTCGCGCCCGCCGCCTAGGATGGGATGCCCGGCGCGAACAGTAGTGCCCGCAGCGACGTGCAAGCCATCGTAGTCGAACGGCACCTTGGCAACCAGAATGGTTGACTCCACACCCGCCATCAGTACACCTTCCCTACTGCCACCCAGGCCGTAACCGTAGGGGAAGTACCGCCCGAGAAAGCCGTTACGTTTGCACGAACGTAACGAACGAACGGCTTCGAAACGGGCTGAGCTGACGACAGAGTTGTGTCAACCAAACCGTAACTCTCGTCTGTTGCTCGCAAGGTTGACCCGAAGGTGTTCATCGAATGGAAGTTGACTCCATCAAGCGACCCTTCAAGTAGAACCGTAAGCGACGGAGATCCGGTTGTTTCCACCTGCATCGTGAACTCGTTGCTTACCCCGTTGAGGTCGAGTACGACGCCTGCGCCTACGGAAGTAGCCGCATCTATTGACTTGTACGGCAGGACGGACTTGGAATCCGACACTGTTATGTCACACATACTTCCTGAACTCCTTTCAGGGATAGGGGGAGTTGACCGGAGTCGTGGCCAACTCCCCCTAGCTACTGACCGGATCAGGCAGCGGCCTTGATCTGGAGAACCTTGAACGCGGACGGAACAAGGATCTTGGAGTTGTTCATCCAGACCGCGTACACGCCGCGCTGGCCGGTCGGACGACCGTTGGCGCCAAGGAGGTTCGGGATCAGCTCCACCGTCATACCGATGCGGTCAACGATGAGGAACTGCTGGAAATCACCGAACAGCATCAGCTTGGCGTTGTCCGTGGTGGCGTACGCGGGCATGGCGGACGAGCGCCTGTCAACGTAGTCCAGGAGTCGGGCGGGCTGGCCGTCGCCGATGTGCGCCCAGAGCTGCGCACCACCAGCGGTGTCGAACTGACGGATCTTGTGGTACACGGTCTTGTGCGCGAGCCACTGCGCGTTGGGCTCCCAGCGCGGGTCAAGCGCAGCCTCCAGCGCGTACACGTCGCCAGGACCGAAGGTGCTTGCAGCAGCAGTGTCCACCGTGTTGCCGGAGAGCGAACCGAGAACACCGCCCGGCTGCTGGCCAGTCGAGCCGTCGCCGGTGATGAACGAGTCCTCTTCGCGTGCCTTGCCATCGACCAACATGCGAGTGATCTCGGAGCGCAGCGCGTTCCAAGACAGGTCGATCTCGATGTTGAAGGCCACGAAACCCTGAACTCGGTTCGTGCGCAGGGTCGGCTGAGCGACCGTGAAGCCAGAGTCCGGCGCCTCGCCAGCCTCAGGACCACGAACGACCGTCGAACCAGCGGAGGTGACGCCCTGCCACTCCTTACCGACGATCTGCTCCACCCGAGCCATCTCACGAATCGGGTTGACCACACCGGCGTTGGTCAGGATGACGGTGGGGTCGAGCTGGAACGGAACCGCGTAACCACCGGCGCCGTCAGTGCCGAGGGCCTGCGGGACGGACGCGGCGCGGACGAGAGCGGCGCGCTCCTCGGGGGTGCACAGCGCGTCGGAGCCGTGGCGGAGCAGCTTCGCGAACGCCCGCTCGTACTCGGCGGAACCGGTCAGAAGCACGCGCTTGGCAAGCTCCCGGCTGTCGGTGTCCACGTCCTCCAGAAGCTCGGTCACGTGCTCCTGCGCGGCAGCCTTGTCCTTGGCGCCGAACTTGGCGCGTTCGATGGCGCGCTTGGCGTTGTCGTCCACCAGGGACAGGAAGTGATCGCCGTCGCTGGCAACCTTCCGCATCTCGGCCAGGTCGTAGATCTCGGAGCTGGTGCGCTCACGGTGGAACGCCGGGGCACCCTTGTCCGAGCCTCGCTCGGAACTACCGGAAGCGGCAAGGCCCTTGAGGACCTTCATGCGCTCGGCGATGCGCTCCTGACGCTTGATCACGTCAGCGCGCTCGGTGGTGAGGGAGTCGAACTCCTCGTTCTCCTCGTCGGACATGTCGCGAGTCTCGTCACCCTCGCCCAGTTCGGCAAGGCGAGCCTCGATTTCAGCCTGACGGGCGATCAGCTCGTCAAGGGTCTTGGGCATTGTCTTTTCCGCCTTTCGCTGCGTCTGCGCAGACTTGGTGTTGTTTTCGGGCGACTTGGCCCGTTCCTCGGTGATGTCGCCCTGGCCCGCGCGGGCGGTGCCTTCCTGGGCATCCTCGACCTCTTCGGCCTCGGAAGTGTGTGCTGCGGAGTGTTCGAGAAGGCTGATGTCCCTAGCCTCAACAGCGTGCGCTACGGACTCAGGCGTGAAGCCTGCCGCGATGAACTGCGCTTCTGCGTTGTCCCAAGGGTCCGGGATCTCTTCCTCGCGTTCCTCGGCGTCGTCGGTCTCCTCGACCTCTTCGCGCTCCTCGCTCTCGTCGTCCTCGAACGTCCGCGCGTAGCTGGACACGAGATCGTCAATGCGAGACTGGCGCTCGTCCTGCTCCACGTCATCAGCGGAGCGAACGGCGGCAGTTGTCTGCGGATAGGCGGGGTTGACGACAGGCCCGGCCTCCATGAGCCGTACCTCCCTGATCTCCCGTTCGAGCGGGCCCCGTTCGCCGGGTTCGTAGAGCAACTGCCCCAACTCGTCGGGCTTGACGACCTTGCCGTTCGCGTCGCGCCACTGTTCACGAGTAATGGCAAACTTGATGCTCATCCCACGAATGGCCCCAGCCTCGATAGCCTGACGAACAGGCTCAACGACCGGATTGTCAAACAGCCTTGCCTCGACGGCCAGACCGTTGTCATCTTCGCGAAGACTGGTGTAGTTTCCGATGGGCGTGGACCCGACGCGGGAATCGTGTCCGTGGTCGAACTGCATTATGGGCTGACGCTCTCTCAGCGTCTTCCTGAACGCACCCTTTTTCATGCGCTCATTGAACGTGCCTTCCCAACCCCGGATCTGCGTGGGCTGGTCAAATACGGCAGCATACCCGGTGAAAGTACGACCATCGCCATCGTCGGAGGAACCCGAGCCTGACCGGAACTCTATGTTCCCATCAAAATCCCTCTCGGGCATTATTTCAGCTCCCCTCTTTCGACGGTGGTTTCTTCGCCGGAGCCTTCTGCTGCTGCGCCTTGGCAGGTTGCGCGGGAGCCTTCCCCTTGGGGTTGGCCTTCCCGTCACCCTTGCTGGCAGGCGAGTTAGGTTCGGCGGTGTCTGCGTTGCCTCCGGTCGGTGAAACCGTGCCAGGGGGCAACAGTTGAACGGAGAACAAGCCCGTGTGCTCAAGTAGGCTTGCGTCGTTATGCACTACGGCATCCCGTGCAGAGTCGGCAGTGTAGCCGCTCTGAATGTATGCCGAGATCGTCTGCGACTGTATCTGCTGGATCTCTGCGGTTTCCAACCGGTCTTGCCGGAGGAACGCAACATCGCTAGCGTCGTACCACAGACGCGCCCCAGCCGGAACGTCGATGAGCACCGAGTAAGCGTTCATCAGAGAACGCCACATCGGACGCATGGCGCCATCGGCTAGGAGGTTCTTTGCGGCCTTGAAGTTCCCATCGTTCAAGGTCGATCCGTGCATACCCTCGGCCATACCGACGATTGTCGGATGCACGCGCAGCGCCATAGCGACTCGCGTCTCACTGTGACCGAGCGACGAACGGAAGTCCATCTGCTGTATGTTGGCGCCGATGACCTCGACGTCAGCTCCACCACCGAGATACAGAGTCTCGTAAGCATGCTCCACACCATGCTTGGTTTCGTTCATGATCTGCATGAGCTCTTTGAACTCTTCGTTGGAGACTGTCTCCTTGAACGAAACCGCAAGGTTCGGAGTGGCGGCGTTCTCAAAGAACTTGGCCTTGTGGTGAGTTGCTGCCTTGTCAACCGCGATGTCCCGAAGAACGGGCGTGAGCGGCGACATGCCACGGTACTGCGCGTCGGGGTCCGGTATGTACGACCAGTGCGCGACCTGTCCGTTCGAGCCGTCGATGGGAAATACTTCCCATTTGTCCCGCTCGTCGGTCATGCCCGGACGGTACAGATATCCGGCAACGTCAGACTTCCGAGCCTCATCCGGCGGAGCAGTCAGAAGGATTGTCACCCAGTCCGGACGCAAGCGGCGGAGTCGGAAGTGCGGCCGTGTAAACGTGGTGGCAGCTATGAACTCCTTCACCACGTAGTGATTACCGGCTAGGTCTACGTCCTGGATCGCGCGCGCCAGCAGCTCACCCGTGTCGGCATTCGGCCACGGGTGAAGGAACAGATCTAGCGCGTCGTCCCAGTAAATGTCACCGGGCTTACCAGCGTTGAACTTCTGGTAAGTGATGCGCGCTTCGCTGAATATGAGCTGCCTTGCCAGCATCGAAGCGAAGACAACACCTGACGACTTGTAAGCTCCGTTAATGTACCCAACGAAGTTGTTGTCCGGTGTTTCTTCTTTCGAGCCTCGCGGCATGGAACCGGTCAAAGCGTATGTGTGGCCGTTGTACTTGGCCCACATACTTGCCCAGTCGTTTTGGTTGAGCCGTTCTTCCGGGGGCGGCGCGTTGCGCTTGCGACCGAACAGAACGGCGCCGAGCTTACGGCTCGCCATCGTCGTCGTCGTCCTCTCGTATGGTCATGAACGGCAGTGCCACCAGCACGACCGCTCCCGAGCCGCTGACGCCGTACCAGCCGTATTGCCAGGTAAGGCCACCGGCCACCATAAGGAAGGCCAGCAGAGCGGCGTACAGCGCTTCGCGTCGAGTCATCCCGTCACCCCCTGTAGATCCACGGCTTCACGGCCGTACGTGCGTGATGGATGAATCCCCAGCGCGCCAGCGTCGCAGCGACGAGCGGAGATATGTCGGTCGCGGAGTTACGACGCGCCCATGCCCACATGTCCGACATCTCGCGCGCCACAGCACCGGCGCATGCGGTGCGCATGCCCGGCTGGTCAAGGTGTGCGAGCGTGGCCCGTTCGCCACGCCTCGGCATGACAGACGACTTGAACTCGCCACACGCCTGCGCGTACTCGCGCGAAATGGGCGCGAGTACCTTGAGCTTTAGCTCCTTCTCGATAGGCTCAATAAGCGAACTCGCCTGCGAAGCCTTGTCGATGACGACGAACACGGGCTTGTGACCCTTGTTGCACATCTTCCGGAGAACTTCCAACACCCATTGCTGGCCGGGCTGGTGATGGTACTCAATCTTCCCATCCTTGCCCTCGCCAGCGGTGATCTCGACGTGCTCCATGCCATCTTCATTGAGCCCGGATGCCACGATGGCCGAATATCTCCGATCTGGCGTCGTGTCGATGCCAAGCGCGAACTTACCCTTGATCTCGGATCGTTGGTCAATTCGCGCGTTCCACGCATCCTCGTCAAGCTCCTGCCACGAGTCGTCGTCTTCCGGCCAGTCGCCGATGCCCAGTCGTTCTTGATCGAACTTCTCAGGCTCCATGGAGCCGCGCTCGAACTCGCACCAATCTACAGTGAGTCGGATACCGAGTCCGGGATTAGCCTTCGCGTACGACTCGACGGCATCGCGCTCGTCGTGTTCCGTGCATTCCTTCCGGCAGTCGTCCTGATGCGCGTCAATGCTCCACTCTGCGTAGAACATCTTCGGATCAGGTCGCCTGATTCCGTCTCGACCCTTGACGCCCTTTAGGGCGCGATTGCGCATACGGCCGAAGTGCGTTGACTCCTTGTCGCCTGCCGAGCCGGTAACCCACACCTGCGGGTTGGGCCGAGCGGAAAGCGTCGGGAGCAGTGCGGAGATCATCGTACCGTCAAGGTACATGGCCTCGTCCAAGATCAGACAGTCGGAGGTGAACCCTCGACCTCCACCCTTGGTGCGGGTACGGAACCTGAGACGCTGGCCAGACTTGAGCGTAACGCCCTCTTTGCCGTGGGACCTTGAAACCTGCGCCACCTCTCGGTCAAGGTCCGGTGTTTCCTCAATGAGCATCATGATTCGCTCGAACGCCTCTAGGGACGTGTCGAACTGATGGGCACTGTGGATGATGAGTCGTTCGCCGAACAGAAACAGTCCGGCAAGTTCCCTCGCCTCAAGGCAGCTTCCCTTACCGTTCTGACGGCTGACCATGACGCCAACCTCGAACGCTGCCCATTTGTGTTCCATGCGATCCGTATACGGGTTGTAGAACGGCTCGTCATAGTTGGGCACATGGGCGCACTCCATGATCCACGCCTGCCAGGGGTCGAGCTTCAACCCTGCCATATCGGCAAGGTCGATGATCTCACGCCCCAGGCTGCCTAGTTCCGGAGGGGGCCCGTCCACCTTGACGCCTTGGGGAAGATTTGTACCCCAACTGGGCAGAGATAGAACCCTGGGCCTCTGATGCCCCATCAGACGGGGCGGCTCGTCGTCCTCGTATGCTGTCAAGGCGTGTCACCTTCCCCTCGCCGTGCGCTGCCGGAAGCGCTTGAATGTCCTCAAGTACCTTTTGCAACCTGAGTGCAAGTGCGGCTGTGTCGCCGGTCCGGAGTTGGAGTGCCGTGCACCGGTCGCACCGATGAACCTCCAACTCGTTTGCCAGTAGGTCTCGGAGGGCGACGAGTGCGCGACGCTGGTCACCCGACTTGATCTCATCAGAGAACTTCGCTTCCTCACTCATCGTCCCTCCGTTCGACCGTGTAAACGCGATTCTCGGCGACAGGCGCCCAGCCGCGCGACTCACTCCCTATGATCATCGTTCGACTCGGCGGAGCCCCGTAGTGAACGCCGTTCGTTCCTGCGTCCGCAACCGCCTGTGCCACTTCGGCCGTAGGCGAACTATGCAGCGACACAGTCGCGTTATACGCCGTTGCGGTTGGGGTGACGTTGCCCTGCACGCCCTGTTTGATATCGTACGCTGCGGACGTTGCTGTAGCCGTTGTAGCCACAGGACCGATGCCCGTTAGAACTTGAGGGTCATACGCCGTCGCCGTCGAGTCAGGCGGCGTAGGCATGTTGACTGTTACGTCAGTGATGAGCGTTTTAAGCGTGATGGATGCAACGACGTTATCAGACTCGTTCGTGCTGCTAGACGCGGTGATGTTCAACGAGGGTGGATTGCCTGTAGCTTCCGTGCCCTTGTAGATTCCATGCGCGTACGAAACGGTACCGCCGGACCACTGACCTATGTCGTCAAGCTCAGTAACTCCGGAAGCCGTGAACGAGCTAGGGTCAGAAACGCCGCTGTGAGACACGCGAGTTGCGCGACTGTAGATCGGAAGCGCAAGCGGCGAGCTAGTGCATCCCAGGACGGACTTAGGCTCGCTGGACGAGCTAGATCCAGTCATGGAAGATCCAGCTATTGGACTTGAGCTTGTATCAACTCCAGTCCAAGCCGTTATGCTTACCACGATCGGTGAAGCACTGCCGGAGCTGTTAAACGTGTAGCTACTCGATTCCGAGCCACCGGCCACCTTGTAAAGCCACGTTGAGTCGAACGGGTTCGGATTACCGCCGTCTGAATGCGCTATGCGCGTCCAACCCGTTGAGGTGATTGTCCCATCGTTCGACGTTACGAGCGCCAGAAGCACGTCACCTGAAACGACGCCAGATGGCTTGCTGCACGACACGGATGAAGCGTTGGCCGTTGAGTTGTTGGTCGTTGAGCCTCGCTGTGTAATCGGCATGACTCAACTCCTAATCATCCGTACCAAAGATCCCCCACCGGCACCGTGTAGACGCGCGACTCGGGCGTTACCTCAGCCGTTGTGTGTGCGCCCATAGAGGCGATCTCGGTTCCGTATGCTCTCGCATCTGCCGTAGCAATTTCAGCCGTTGCCAAAACCGGTATCGAAGCGATCGACTGGAACGCATCTGCCACAGCGGTTGCTAGTTCGGCAAACACCTGTACGTTGAACTGCGTTCCAACGTCGAGAGCCGCTGCCGAAGCTGTCGCCACAGCAGACGAAATCGTTATCCTCACGCTGCACTCGAGAGCGCTTGCGGTTGCCGTAGCAACCTCGGCCGAAGCTGATACGGACGCTGCCGAATTGGTCGATGCGTCCTGAGCGTCTGCCGTTGCCGTGGCAACCTCGACGTTCGCCGAGACCTGCGCGGAAGCGTCGTACGCTTCGGCTGCTGCATCTGCCGAGTCAGCGTGACCCTCGCCCGTCGCGATGATGCTTACGTCAGCGTCGTTCGCTGCGGCCGTTGCCGTGGCAACCTCGGCGTCCGGTCGCCCTTCCAGCGTAACCGTGGCGTCGTACGCGGCGATAGAAGCTGACGGACTCTCGGCCGGTGCCGATGTGGTCGAAACTGCGTCCACGGTCGGGGTAAGCCCTGTGCCCGTGGCCGTGGCTACTCCAGGACTAGCCCCTAGCGCCACCGTAGCGTCGTGCGCCACCACAGAGGATGGCGGCCCCTCTGTTGGAGCGAAGACATTGGGAACGGCCGTTACGGTAGCGTCAAGGCCCGTTGCGGACGCCGAGGGAGACTCGGCGGGCGGGCGGGACGCTAGGGTCGTGGCCGCGTCGTACGCGGCCCCTGTGGTCGTCCCTACGCTCGGACCGGCGCCGAGTGCGGACGTTGCTGCGTTGGATGCGCTCGTTGCCGTTGCCGTTGTCGCAGGCGCGCTTACCGGCGTAGCCGCAGGCGCGAGGAACAGAAGTCCGTCGCCACCGTACCAGTTGCTTTGTCCACCTGATGATGTGGTCGAGTAGGACTGCGAACCAGTCGGAGCGTTGAGGCGATAAAAACCGAACCCTGCCCCAGTGTTGGCGCCTCCGGCTATGTAGCCAGAAGTCATGTTCGTTGGAGTGGAGGTACTTGTTCCTGCTCCACCTTCGTAGAACATGCCCGTAAACACTGCGCAGGCTGCGGAGTTTGTGTTGTTTACACTAGGCGAGGTGACCGTGAAATGGTCAGTGCCACCCCACTCAGCAGCGCTGTGCGCGACGATCGGTGAAGTTGTGTCAACTCCCGTAAAGACCATTGACGCGACTACGCCATACAGCGCGTTGCCGTGTGCGTTGACGGTAGCTGATGTCTCTCCACCTGTGGCTACTTTGTAAAATGCGTAGTAGCCACCCGTGTTGACAGCGTTTCCGTCGATCTTCGTATAACCGGTAACGGTGGTTCCCGTGTCACCGTAGAATCCACCGAGCGTCACGATGATAAGCGCACCGGCAGGGATGCTAGCTGGCATAGGAACCGTGAAGGTTGAACTCCCGGAATACTCTGCCGTTGCGGAGCCGAAGTAAGCGATGGTCATTGCTCACAACCCCCCAGCTAGCGCCACCAGTTACACAGTGATCGTCATGATCCCCGAAGTGTTCCACACGATCGTGAACGTGCCCGACGTGACAGACTGCGAACCACCGAAATAGTTGTAGCAGATGCCTTGCTTCGCGACGGTGCCGCCCGTTACCTTGTCGTCGTAGACAAGGCACCCCTTCACACCCGATAGCGTGACGTTGCCGGAACCTGCTGCATCGTCAGCGTCCAGCTTGTAGACGTTGGACGAGGCCGAAGATGTGACTGTCGTCAGGGCAACACCACCGGCAGGCCACTGAGTTGAAGAGGTCTGCTCGTTGGCAACAACCCAAACGCCAGTGTTGTAGCCGGTGCTACCCACTGCGGCAGTCTTGTCAGGCGTGGTCGTGTCGTTGTAAAGAGCGGCCTTAAGCTCGCTGGCCGTAGTAGGGGCGCCTCGCCCTGTTGCCGTGGCGTTCACACACGCCAAAGGCCACTGGACGAAGACGCCGCTTGAACTGAATGACATTTCGTTATGCTCCAGTCTTCATCTGTGCTACGGCGGCGTTTACTGCCAAGTCCGTGCGTCCGTCTGCGTATTCGGTCTGCACAGCCATGATCGGCGTACCATCATCAAGCTGTGTCTGTATCTCGCCGTTCAAGTAATCCTCGCGGACGAGCGCCTTGACCTGAACCTTGTTCTTCTGAACGTCCCTTGCGGGAACCATCGGTGCGGTAATGCCAGACAGGCCACCGCAGTTGTGCATGCGCGAATGCGGACGAGACTCTGTGGTCACGTCCGTCAAGTCGCAGTTGGGGCAGGCCCACTCGTGACGCGGGCGCAGTATAGGAATGTTCATACTCTCACCTGTTCGTTACGCGGATCGTGATCGTACGCTCATCCGTGCGACCCTGGTTGGTCGTTATGCGATTGGCAACCGTGTACGGCTGCCCGGCAGTTCCACCGGACAGCCACACAGTCACCTTGGAGTCCGTATTGTTGGTCGAGTTGACCGTGATGCCGGGCGAGGCTGTGATCACGGACTCCTGGATCACTTCCAGGTTGGCGAGCCACTGCGACCAGTCCCACGCGAAGTCCAGCACTGCGTCAGCGTCCATAACGTACGTAGGTCCGTCAGCCATGGCTCAACTCCCTTACTTCCCCTCGACCTTGGCCAAGACTTCCTTGACCACAGACAGGATTGATTCCTTGGAAGAGGTCAACGCCTCGACGTGCGCGACGAGCTGAGCCTTCTCGGCCTTGGCAGCCTCGACCAGCGTTGAGGCTTCGGCGCCAGCGTCAGCCTTGAGCTTGTCAACGAACGCCTGAGCCTCGGTCTTCGCCTTGGCAATGTCAGCCTCGGCGTCGTCGCGCAGCTTGCGAAGAGACTCGGACGCGTCGAACTTCTGCTGTGCGACTGCCTGTTCGGCATCCTGCTTGAGCTGAGCGCCAGCGCTGTACGCCTCGCCCTTGACCCGCTCGGCCTCGGCCTTAGCGTCGGCGATGATCTTCGCCGCTGTCTCCTCGGCGTTCTTGAGCAGCAGCGCGATGCTGGACAGGCTTGGCCCGTTGTCAGGCGCGGGCGCGGGGGCCGGGGCTTCCTCGACGGCGGCGGCGAGAACCTTGGGCAGTACCACGGTTTCCGGAGCCGACACCGGGACGTTGGCGGGGCTGACGAGTCCACCGGCAGATGCAGCAGCGGCCGAAAGCTTCTGCTGCATCTGCGCGTTGTCCTGCCACATCTCGACGTACGCGGCGTGCACTGCGTCAAGGAACTCGTCTACTTCGGTCTGGCGGTAACCAGCCTCGACACGTACAACAGTGAACTGTTGGTTCTCAATGTCCTCTGGACGTAGAGTCGGTGCCATTGGCTGGCACCTCCCTTCTTAGTAAGGCGAGTTGGGGACGTATCCGTACGTCACCTTGATGTACTGCAATGCAGCCGCGATGTTCGCCAACGGGTCGTAGATGTTCTGCGACGTACCGGCGACGTGGTTAGCGTCGAAGGTCGGCTGAATCACCTGCATGAGACCCTTGCTCGGCGTACCGTGCGCTGCGTTGCTGTCGAAGTTGTTGATCGCGTTCGGATCGCCGGACGACTCGGAAGCCATCAGGTTTTCTATCGCGACCGTCGAGTAGTCAACTCCCACAAGGGACTTGGCCTGTTCGATGAGCGGTCCCCAGTAGCTTACGCTGTGGGCAGCGTATCCGGAAGGCGTTCCGGGCGCGTCGGGAGCGATGACAGGCACGACTGTACCGTCAGGGTTGGTCGTCGGGGGTGCAGGGGTATTGCCCTGATCCGTACCGGAATCAGTACCAGTGTCGGTCTGACCGGGGGTCGTTCCACGCGGGGGCCACGGGCCCTCGCACGCCTTACCGTCGCCGTCCATGTCGAGCGCATGCCGGTAACCTGCCTGTCCCTTGTGGAGACCTGCCGGGGCATCGTCGCACGACGCGTACCAACGGCTGTGCCAGCGGTGCGTCTTGACCGGCGCCGGAGGCTTCGCATGCTTACCTTCGGTCGCGCCAACGGGCAGATGTACGTGCCCACCAGCGAAGATCAGCGAGTAGTCGTCGGGGCGGTCCCCTGCGATTATGCCAGGGTTCAGCGCTTCCAGGGTGGACAGATCCACGTTGAAACGCTTTGCGATCGCCGAGAGATTGTCTCCACGATGCACGATGTAGTCGGGCGGAGCGGTAACTCCGCTGTCGGTTGCGCCATTCGTAGGCGCTTCGGTCGAAGTGCTCACCGTAGAGGGGGAATCCTCGGCGTGCGCAGCACCCGCAAACGTTGCGGGTATGGCGATGCCACCTGCAACGATTGTGCTAGTTACCGCGATGTTCCGACGAAACGTGTTCCCCTGCTTCGGCCGTGCATGCTTGCCAGCCATAATGCAACTCCAGGGGTTGTGTCGGTTGTTTAACTTCGCGCGGGAATTTCGCAACGGTCGCGGGTTAGGCGCTGCGAAAATCTTAGGTCCAAGCCCGTGAGCTACGGGCGTTGGCTGCTGTGGCGTAGAACTTGCGTACCACGTCCATAGCCTCAGGGGGTCGCTGTGCGGCCGTACGAGCCTCCACAACGTCCCTGCCGGGGTCCAGTGCGACCATCTCGGCGCCATGAAACGCGTACGTACCGAGCGCTCCACGGCCCGGCATGCTGTGAATCAGGTACACGTTCACGTCAAGATAGAGCTTTTTGCTCAGCAGTTCGTCTATCGCTGCGTCCCTTGCAGCCATAGCAACGGCCCGAATTACTCCCCGATGACCGTGCGTGTCGGCATTTGACCCTGCGAATGCGACTGCAATTCGATCCAAGTCGATCACTACGTCTTCGGAATTCGCTCGTTCCATCGCCCATGTGCTCTTTCCCGAGCATGGTGGACCGGTTATTACGAACAGTGACACTGCATACTCCCTCGATATCTATGCATCGTTGGCTGCGTCCACTGGATAATGATCCAGCCGCACGCGGCGCCCAGCCCGGGAAGGAGGGACGGACTGAGCGCCGCGCGGCACTGCGGGTGCATCGTACGGGCTGGTAGCGAGTGAGCCCGGAGCACAAAACCGCAGGTCAATGGGGGTATGACGAGCGTCTAGGGTGTCAACTCGTCAGATTTTTGCCCTTAGAGAGAAATCGGGCCGACTGCGGGGTCGGCCGCACGCCTTGATTGGACGGCATAGGCCACCCCCCTACCGTATACCTATGCGGCATACCTATGCACTCTCTATGCATATGGGTGGCTATTGGGTCCTACATACCGTACGTACGCATTTCAATTCGAACCATATACTTCTGGGACTGTCTACCTAGTCCGGCCGATATTGAATTGCAGTTGGTAAGGAATCTCTTAGGTACCGGTACAGGAGATCCTAAAGGAACTCCTAAGCACACAGGTGCCGTAAAGGTACTGATAAGGTGTAGGTACTGAGAGCTGTTAGGTACTGCGTGCGAAAAGAGGGTGGTACCGGTACCGGAAGTAGGACCCGCAAAAGAGGGTGGTACCTTCCCGAATCAACCGATGTACCGTCTGTTTCCAGTACCTATCCTGAACGAGCGAGGATGGATATTGCATCAGTACCTATCAGGTAGGTACTACATGACCTGACTTGAACAGTACCTACTAGCATGCCTAGGTACTGCGCATCATGGTAGGTACTGAGTGTCTGTTAGGTACTACATGCACACTATGGTCAAGTAGTGCTAGGTACTACATAGTTTGTAGGTACTGTATGCAGTAGGTACTACATGCCAAAGGTACTACATACCATCATCGTTGTGGTAAGGAATCTCTTAGCATGTAAGGAATCTCTTAAGCATGCTTAAGGATTGTTAAGAATGCTTAAGCATGCTTTAAAGCATAAGGAATCTCTTAAGCATGCTTTAATGCTCAAGGTTAAGGAATCTCTTAAGCATTCTTAAGCATGCTTATAGTAGTAAGGAATCTCTTAAGCATGCTTGCATTACTATGTGACTATGCATTAGGTACTACATAGTGCACTATGTACTATGACTATGGTATGCACTATGGGTATGGTATAGGTAGGGTAGTGGTATGGGTAGTGGTATGTACTACTACACTATGTGGTATGTACTATGGTGTACTACTACACTACACACTATGGTATATGACTACTACTCACATACGGTACTACTAGCACCATGTACGACTAGTACGTATGGTACTTGGTACACTACTACCATTGCCCTTACTGCTGTTGCAGCTACGGTGTGCAGGACGCAGGTTGGTAGGGTCCATGGCTAGATGTGGGTGGGTGTCTAGCGAAAGCACATGATCCAGAGTCCATGCCCACTTATCTAGATGGTGTAGCGTCAGATCGATATCCCCACCACAAAGATGGCATATCGGGGGCAACTCTGCCCGGAGTCTAGCAGCTAGCGCCTTCCAGGCTCTAGAACTACGGCCGTCGCTCACTGCCATGGTTTCGCCCCAAGATCTACCCCGGTTTACACGAATGGAAGTAGGCAAACCAAAAAGCCCCGACCGCAAGGGCCGGGGCATTTATTGGTTCGGCGCGGTACCGGCGATAGGTACACGTCTCCCGTCGCAAAGTAGTATCACACTTTGCGGCGACGCTTGTCAAGCGTTTCCTGATGTGACTTCAATTCGTCCAGATCCCAGCGTGCCTCACCTTGCTTGCGGCCACCATAGCGGGTCACCTTGCCCGTGCGCTTCCATCGGTAGATCGTCGCAGGCTCGACGCCGAGGCAGCGCGCAGCGGTCTTGGTATCTACCAACACCGGACCTGCGGCTAGCAGTTCGGCCCATGACTGCCATGGGTACACCTTGCCGCAGCTAGGCTTGAGCGGCGTACCGACGCAGCGCACTTCGGTAGCGCCTCGACGTTCAGCGGCCAGTGCACCGCCACAGTCACCACACACGGTGTCAGCGAACTGCATATCGTCTGACTCGTACCCCAGGTGAATACGCGCACGACGCACAACTCTAGCCAATTGATGGGTTATCTCTGCTAGTTGCCATGCACTCAGCTTATGTGAGTCCTGTTTAAGAACCATGAGGTGAAAGATGGCATCTTGAGCATGAGGCGTAGGGCCCGAGTTGGAATCAGCGAACGCACGTCCCTTGCATGCGACAGCAGCGATAGCATGGATGATATCGTCTGTCTCCTCAAGGTTGCCGGGTGGCGGTGGTTTCTTGTGCGACTTACCGGGACTTGAGCCACCATCCTTGACCGTGACCCGTTTAGCAAAGCGCGCTAGCCGAAGCTGTGTCACAAGCGGCTGTTGCCACACGCTAGACGCGCGCTGCTCTATCGTTGATCCATGCTCATACTGGACGAGCTTGCCGAACTCGACACGCTCGTACCAACCGTTTGCACAGTGTTCAATGAGTTGTTCGAAACTGCCGTAAAGCTCCCGACTCATTCCGGCAGCACCTCGCCTTTCTTCGGCGCATCGTACTTCATCGTACGTGGGTTGATCTTTGGATACTTCACCTTACGCGTACCCAATTGCCCTCGATTATGGACAGGTTGACACTGTTGGTCGCAATGGCAGTAGTAGTAACTGACATTGGGGCCGTTGTACTGGATGACAACAGCTTGACGCTCAGGTGGGATGATTTCCTGACAGTCCCAACAGCGCCAGGTCTTGAGCCCTGACTCAAAAGGGGGAACATCGTTGTCTACCTTCTGCGGCTTAGGCATCTCGGTCAAGCGCGGTACCACACGACCGCATGACACATGCTCGGTATGCACGTACTCAACGCCGTACGTGCGTCGCACGTCCGAGTCATGCAACAACGCCTTGAGCTGACCTCGAACGATACAGAAGATGCCATAGAAGCTACCTGGCACCATGCTTTGCCAAGTTGACTCGTACCGTACTGGTATCGCGTCAACAACCGTCAGAAAGCCAAGCTCCCGAGCGAACAGCACGGGCGTACCGCAGCGCGGACACGCGCCCGGCCGCGCCACGCCTTCCTGAGCGGCGCTGTGGCGCTCTTTGCGCTCCGCCATGACCTCAGCCTTGGTCGGGCGACGCTGTGGGGCCTCAGGCGGGGCCGTAGGCCACGGACGAGGGTGCACCGGGCATCCCGTAGCCTCGCGCACGCCACAGAGGCACGTGGGCCCACTGCCGTACTTCACTGCGCAAGCTCCAGTCCGCAAATGGTCGTGACGGGCACGACGGCCTTGCCAACGCGCCAAAGCCGCGTGGACCCGTTTACACGAAGCAGCAGACCAACGTGCGCAGTCCCATCGAGCGTCCAGATGCAAATGAAGTCTGACGCTGTGATCTCGTCCATGATCCTTGCCCTCTTACCTTGATCAAAATCCGAAGCCCTAGGTACGGGTTCGGCCCTATACGCAAGCTATATAGGGCCCGAACTTCCCGAACCACTATGGGTAGAGCGAACGAACTTTCCGAACCGGACCGAACCAAACGCCTCTGACCTGCGAAAACGTGGTTCGGTCCTGACGCAGCATCACACGAACCTACCGAACTCAACGACCGAACTTTCCATGATCAAGTTCGTACGCCCGTGGCCCGGCGTGCAGCGGACCGAACCACCGAACGAACCACTACGAACCATCGCCAGCGGCCATGTCCCGGAGGGCCGTCCGGCCAAGATCAGTGACGTGGAACTTGAGCCCCTGCCCTTGCTTGATGACCCCCAGCTCAACGAGCGCCGACAGCCGCTCATGGAGGTAGCCCTTACTGATGGTGCTGCCACCTTCGGTCATGTACGTACGGATCTGAGTTTGAGTTACCGGAATGTTCTCACGTGTCAGAATCGTGTTCAGGATCGATACATCGTGCTTGCCTCGCAGCGTGACGACGCCAGTTCCACCAATAACGTCGTCCTCAAGTACGCCTTGCGTCATGACGATTGATGCGCCAACCTCCTCGATATTGAAGCGCATAGAGTGGATCTCGCGTGCATCCTTCTGTTTGCCACCACGTGCCCGAGCCGTTGACAGTACGATCTGTTTGCCGCTGCCTTCGCGCTTTGCCACGATGACCGTATTGACGTTGGCATACTGGCCAGAAGCACCACGCATGCCCAGTGACTCATCCTTACCGGTGTGGTGAACCATCAGCACAGCAGCATTGGTCAACCTGGCAAGGATCAACAGCGAATCAACGACCATGGCCATTTCGCTGTTACTGTTCTCATCGACGCCGACAGTACACATGGCTTGCGTATCAAACACAATCATGTCGTACTGACCTGATACAGCGACAGCGATTAGGGCCGACATCTCCGATTCGTTCGCAATCTGCACTGCGTAGGGTACGAACGTGACGTTTTCCATCTGTTCGCCGCCATTGTGGTAAGACTCCCACGCTTGACGACGAAACTTCATACCCGTAAGACCCTCGGCGATGACGTATAGCACTTTCCCACGGGCCACGGTCATGCCACAGAACGGCTCACCCTTGCCAACGCGTGCAGCCATGTCCAATGCCGCAATGGTCTTGAACGCGCCCGACGCGCCTGCAAGATAGTTGACCGTGTTCCGGTACAGCAGACCATCAATCAACGGCTCAGGGTCCGGTACGGCGTCCAACTCCGTACCGGTCTTGAGGTCGGCGAGCAGGCGAGTCCGGTACTCTTCGGCCGTATCTGAGAGCGTGCCACCTTCCAGCATCGCACGTCGGTCCGCGCGGTCACGCTCGACGGCAGCACGCCGAGCCCGAAGGTTCCTGAGCTGTTCGATGACAGCTCCACCAATGGACTCCGGAGTAAGCGAGTGGCGCTCGTTAGTCTCAGCGGCGCGCTTACCTGTGTCGTCTGGCGCCCAATCGGGCATGAAGTCGTCGCGTGGCGCCGGGGGCACAACCTTATGCAACCCCTTGAGCCATTCGCTGAAATTTTCGCTCACTGTGCATCAGCTCGATTGAACCTGCACGCCTCCCCGAACGAGCAACGTACACGGCCACCGTCCATCGGCAACCATACGCCAGCATGGACGTAATGCGCGAAAAGGTGTGTGACATCGGCAAGGGACGCGCCAAGTTCAACGCCTTTGCCCATGAGTCGAGTTGCTGCGTGCAGGGCCTCGGTCCGTATCTGCCGGTCGCGAGGCACGGCCGTTTCGTCAGCCATGATCATTCCCTCCTCGGGGGTCTGGTATGGGGCCGTCAATGGTACCATCGGGCCACGACTGCGTTTACACGCCCTTCGGTATATCCACGTGTGGCTTGTTGAACGCACAGAGAACGCAGCCGCGCCAATGCCGCTCGGCAACGGCAACGGCCGAGACTTGCGAGGGTGCCCACGCGAACGGATACCACTCGCTAGCCGTGTACCAACGCATGCGCAGCACGCGTACTTCGACGGACCACAGTCCGCACCCGCTGTCAGGTACTTGACGAATCCTCAGCGGTGGTCGTTGTGATGACATTGCTTCCCCTCAACGCTTCGGCAACACGGTCCAATGCCTCATCTGTCAGCCTGAATTGTTCGTCCAGGATGGCGCGCGAAGCCTCAGCCTGCCGCTGCCGTTGGCGTGTATACCGTTCGTTGGCGATACGATCACGCTCGGCGCGCGCCGCGTCGTCCGCGTCGCACCACGCCTGGACGCTGGCAGGAATAGGCAGGCTGCATTCCTGGTAGTGCCATTGTAGCCAACGAGGGTAGTGCTCCGGACGATCTTCGTCAGCCTGACCAACGGTCAGCGTTTCCTCGCCCGGCAGGTTGGGACCTTCGCGCGCGTCCCAACGCATGGGCTGAGCCCAACCTTCATCGTTCTTGAGCATGAACATGGGCTGAGCATGGCCCACCGAAGGGATGACCTCGCCCTCGGCGTCGCGATCCCACCAGAGCATGTGTCCGCCGCCGCCAATTAGCCTGCGCGAGTCTTCCAGAACGGGTATGTCGCCCCGGTGGCTCATGGTCATGTACTGATAGTCGCGTTCGAGCCACTGCACCGCAGGGTCAGAGTCGTGTTGACACACGGTCTTAGCGCACACGGTAGAACCCTCCCCGGGCCTCGAAGTCTGCGAAGCTGTACGCCTCGCGCCACGTGTCGAACCATGCGAAGTCGTACTGTCGCTCACCCTCGGGGCCTGACGCGCGCACGGCAACCCACTGCCTAGGTCTGTCAGGCCAGTTGAACGCCTTTACACACCAGTCCCTTTGACCTTCTTTACGTGCGACTTCCGACACCGCTTGCACCTCCTCACCAGGAACAACGACTCGCCGTACGGCTTGATATCCCACGGGCCAGACCACGGCCCCCAGTCGTGACGCCATGAGCATGGACTCATTTCCTCACCACCACGTACGGCCCGAACACGCCATCCTCATGGAACTCCGCACGGTACTTGCCTTCGCACGCCTCAACTATCCTTTGCAGAAAGGCGCTTTCGTGCCGTACGGACTCATTCGTACGAATGTAATGCCCCGAGACGTAATCGACGCGCACGGAATCCTCGTCCAACTGCATGGCACGGAAGCCTGACGAGTAGTCGTGCCAGCCCTTAATGGCAGTGGTCCAGGACTCCGAGCGTTCGAAGCCCTGACCCTTGAGATAGCGGCTAACTACCGCTGCGCGCAGGGGCATTACCGCACCGTCCTCCAGTCATGGGACAACGGCTCATGGACGCGTCCCCACCAAGGCTTGTGACTGCCTACCTCGCACGTGCAAGGCAGCGCAGGCTGATTCGCAACGGACGCGCGCAGCCGGTCCTCTTCCATGAGCTTGGTCATGACGGACAACGGCAGGGGCAGACGCAGGACTTGACGCTTCACTTGATCACCTTTGCAATCGCCTTGAGGGTCTTGGAATCGCAGTGCACGCAGCATCCTGCGTCCCATGCGTCGATGATTTCCTTGATCTCTTTCAGCCGGTCGAGCTTGCGCAAGATCACGTCGGCCGCAAGGTCTTCGATCTTCTCGCGAGGAGTCAGCACGTATACGCTGTCGTCCTCGCTGGCCGCTTCCAACAGCGTCGGTCGTTCGTCGCTCACCACATCACTCACACCCCTTCGGCGATGCTCATTGCCAACATGGATGACTGGCCATCGGAACTTCTCGTGGCACACGGTGCACTGGTACCACTGCATTACGACGCCTCCCACGGGTCAAGGTTGTCTGCTGGTACTGGAGTTGGCTCTTTGCCGGTGCCCATGCACGCAGCATTGTCGAAGTGCTTAGCGAACGCGCCCCGATGGTCCATCAGTAGGCCACCATCGACGGCAACGATCATGTGGCACTCTCGGCAGTAGCCTTCCTCGCCGGGCCACGACTGAGGACGAGGTTTCGCATCTTCGCAGCGCTGGCAGTAGGCGTCGGTGCAGCGCTCCATGTGCAGCTCAAGTTCTATGTCTCTACTCAAGTTCTGTACTCCTGTACGCGATTACGTGACCCTCGCCGGTTTCGAAGTCGTACCCGATGACCGAGCCACCCTTGCCCCCGAGCGTGTAAACGACATCGCAGATGCGCGCAGCGTGCATGAGCCTACGACAGCCGTCGCACGGTTCGTCAGTTACGTACATCGTGGCCCCGACGAGCGAGGCACGCGCGTACAGGATGGCGTTCTGCTCCGCGTGGATCGCGATGCAGCTACCGGCGCCGGTGTCGTACGACGAGCCATGCTCCACGGACGAGACGCACGGCCAGGGGTCGCCGCACGCGCACTTAGCGAAGAGGTCTGCCACCTCGCCGCGCTCCCCAGTCCGGTAGTGCCTGCCCCTCGGGCACGCGCCAGCAGACAGGCAGCCGGGCACGCCTGAGGGGGCGCCGTTGTAGCCGGTGCTGATGATGCGTCGGTCTGTGTCCACCAAGACGGCCCCGATGCGCCTACGCGTGCAGTCAGCGCGCCGCGCCGCAGCCTCGGCGATGTCCAGGAAGTACCGCTGAAAGCTGGGCCTACTCATTGTCAGCCTCCCAGTAACCGCAGTCGTAACACGTGCGGTAGAAGTCGTCAGCCGACCGGTGCAGGCTGAGCATGTGGCATCGCAGCCAACGGAGCAACCTCACAGCTCGAACCCCCTGGGCAGGTCAGTGAAGGTGGCGGAGTCCTCGGGAGCGTGCTCCCGAATGATCCACTCATACCCCTTGTGTCGCAGGAAGGCTGCGATCTCCCGGAACGAATGAGGGCGCACCCGCGTCGCCTCAACTCCGCTTTCCGTTTGGGACATTGGGACGCCTACGTTGGCGTTTATCCATCCCCCATCGTTGAGCAGGGTCAGGCAGCGCTGCGTATTGTCGTTGATCTCCCACTTAGGCGCAAGGCCGGTGTTCCACTGCTCCTCGGTAGGCGTACCGTCAGGTGCGTCAGCGGCAAAGAATGAGTAACGCTGAGCGTTCCACTCGTAGCCCTTGATCATTTCGCAGTAGACGCCGAGGCAGCAGTATTCGGGCGTGCCGTCGAGTACGCCCTCAGGCGTCACGACTCGGGCGAGCTGCTTCAACTGCCCAGTAGTCTGGGACAGTTCAGCAGTCTCCAGGATCTCAATCCAACGATCGAACTCAGGTCGAGTGATCATGCCATCTCCAATGGTTGCAATCGCGACAGTATCCGACGCGATACCGAAACTGCATTCGAGCCTTGATTAGCACGCGTTCGGCTGACTCTTTGGTTCTGAACTTCCTATGACTGCACGGACTTTGCCTCACCCTTGACCAGCCAATCGGCGTAGCGCTGCGCGTCAACCCACTGCCAGAAGTGAATGTACGTGCCATCGTGATTGAGCACAATCCAACGGCCCCCGGCCTTGCAGTCTTGGCAATACCGGTTGGTTGACTTGAATACCTGAATCCTCACGAATCCCGTCACGCCGTCACCTCGACCTCTTGCCGGGTACTCCACCCGGTCTTAAGCATCGTGGCAAGTCCCACGTACTGTAGGGCAGTTGCCAGGTACAGCATGAGCAACGACGCGAACGGAGCCATGAGATACGTGAGCCACTGACTAGCCGTTGACTGGTCTGGACGCTTCACGAGCAGGAACCGGACCGCGCGCATGTACGACAGGATGGCCATATACCCCAGCACCGGCCATATCCACTGGTGCCACGACATCGGATGCAGTATCAGGACGTACGGGATGATTGCCGTGTAGGCGATGAACGTAAGGAACTGCGACAGGACGAGCCAGAAGGCAGGCTTGCGCATGGGGAACGCCAGCAACAGCCAACCGCCTCCCCAGAAGAACGAGCGCCACCACCGTACCCGTTGCCGCGTCAGGTGCCACATGCGCTCGGGCAGCAGCGTATAGCCAACGGCCCGTTCCTGGATCACTGTGCGCCCTTCCAGCAGCGCGAACGACGTGAGCATGCGATCGTCCCCGCTCTGGACGTGGCGCCCGAACACCGTCTGATTCAGGTACCGGTTCCGGTACTTGCGTACCACGTCGCCACGGTACAGCGCCAGCCCCCCGCAGTTGACGACCACGCTGCCGAGACGCGACCAGGACGAGCGACCGTTCAGGAACGATGTCGTGAACGTGAGGTCAGTGAGCCGCGTGAGCAGGTTCGCTCCCTGGTTCAGCGTCAGCAGCAGACCGGCGACGCTGGTCACCCGAGGGTCAGAGAAGGGGTACGATCCCTCGGCGAGCGCCGCAGGGTCCAGGACCGTATCGGAGTCCAGGGTAACGAACAGCTCTGCGTACGGATCAGCGTCGAAGGCGATCACCTGAGACGCGCGCTTGCCGATCTTGCCCTCAACCGTGTAAACGCGCTCGATGCCCAGCGAGTCAAAGAGCCACACGAACGACAGCCATACATCTCGGCATGAATCAACGTCAGTTGAGCCGTTGTCGATGACGTGAACACGCTGGGGCAACCGCGTCTGATTGACCAGCGATTGAAGCAACTGCCGGAAGACTTCCGGGTCTTCGTTGTGGAGTGGCACAACAACGGTCATGCGTCGATTGCGTAGCTCTATGCGCTCCTCAACGGTGGGATTGTAGTCCCGGTGCAGGTGTGAGGTGACGAGCGAGAACGCCAGCCAAAGGAAGGCGAACGCGTTCACGGCCACAACAGCCGACGTGTTGTGCTGAATTCGTATCAAGTGGTGGTCTGCGTACCAGACCAGCGCCGCCGCGAGCGCAAGTGCAAACAGTAGGTATCGTCGGCGAGTTGAACGCCCATCGAGTACCTTTGCCATGGTCCCTCCAATGACAAAGGGCCGCTCCCGAAGGAACGGCCCCTCATGCTGTGATTACTCGTCGTCCTCGACGGCCTGCGACCGATTGTAGAGGTAACGACCAACGGCCACGCCAGCGATGACGAGCGCAACGGCGATGCCGATTACCCACCATCCAGTGATGACCGTTCCACCGACGACAAGGCAGAAACCTACGCCTGCCTTGCATACGTCTTTGTCGTACATGCAACACTCCCTAGGGTTTTGGTATACCGCTAGGCAGTATACCAGGACGCCCGTCCGCCTTCCAGGAATCCTCTGCCGTAGTGCGCCCGAGCAACGCCGTTGGCGCCTCCCATGAGCTGTGTGTAAACGGCTGGGGGCACGAGAGGCTTGACGTGCTTTTCCATGAGCATTTCAAATTCAGCGTCAGCCGCCGAGCGTATCTCGTTCTCCTCGTTCTGCGACATCTCGTATCCTTTCCAACTGCCTTGCCCACACTGGGCATTCGCTGTGTCCACCCTCGCACAATTCGCCCATGTGTTGGCTTACCGTGTGGACGTGTTGACCTTCGTTCAGTGCCCGCGTGATGAGCATGCGAGCGTACGCGCGTTTGCCTCGACGCTGCGCCCAGAACTTCACAGCCAACGCCTTTGAACGTAGCCGCACGTCTTGCACTCTCGCGTCTGGTAGAGGCTGCCGATGGTGAACTGTGTTTCTTCATGGCGCACTTCACCCCACGGGCCAAACTTGTGGCGCCAGTGTCTCATCGCATACGCCTTTCCAGGATGGCGACCGTGGGGCCGTCGTAGTCGGACACCATGTCAACGACGACACCCCAGAATGGCTCCCAATCCGTGCGCCAGTTGCCAGGCAAGAGGACATGATCCCCCGGGTAGAGTGGCCCGACACCTTCCCACCGGTACGTGAAGACGTTCCCGACGCCAACGTCAACCTTGACGAGTTGACTCATTCGCCGTCCCTCCACGTGAGCCCGATGTCCTCAGGACGAATGACGATGCGTTCGGCTAGGTACTTCTGGAGTGCGAGCCACGCCACATCGACGTACTTAGCTTCACGCAGCTCAGCTTCCGCAGCTTCGTACAACTTCGTCCCCTCGGCGTCTAGTTCAAGGGGGAAGTTGTCATCAATCATGACCCATATCTTCATGCGTCACCCCGGGGCCACCACAGGCGCGCAACCAGAGCCGTCCATACAACGGCAAGAGCTATGTTGAGCCCCAGCGCCCAACCGTCAGTCGTGGTCGCGTTCCATATCGACAGGACAACGATCCCTAGGTCAAGGGCAGTTGCGCCGATTCGTGCGCGCTTGCTCATCCCCTCTTTCTCTGCCTTGGGTCGAGTCCGCAGGTTGGAAAACGGGATCATCGGTCATCCCCACTTCCACCGAGTACGCCGCGCCGGGCACGGTCGCGCAGCTTGGCAACGTTGTACGCCGCCGCCTTCTCAAGATCAGCGTCAAGCTCAGACGCCATGGCTGCCGTGTACCACAGCACGTCCCCAAGTTCCTTGATCAGCGCTTCCCTGACCTCGAACCAGTCTTCCCGGAACGCGTCGCCGTCCCGGTACAACTTCTTGATCTTGTTCGCCAACTCGCCTGCCTCGCCTGCGAGTCCGAGCGCTGCGTACATGAGCCCGGCTATGTCGTGCTCAAGCGCGTGAGGGTAGATCATCGTTTCAGCACTCGCGCGCTGATACTGCGTGAAGTCCATTTCGTTTCCTCCGAGTCATGGGCAGGGTCGCTTCCAATGGTCCTCTATCAACGGGATACCGTACCGGGGCACTTTGGCGCCGTACTCGGCTGTGTAGTAGCCATGCCCGTATGCATCGTACCTTGGTCCATCTGCGTAACTAGCCTCCCCTGCATGGTTGCTGCATGCGTCAGGGTTGCCGCAGGTAGGGAAGCCATCTTCCTTGATCGAAAAGAACGATCCACCACCTCGGCGTCGATCGCTGGGAGGTGACCACCCGCGATCTTCCCGGTCACGCCGACGCATCTCCGAGTCAAGCCAAGCCACAGCGGCATCTGCCTCATGATCGCCTGTAAGAGATGCGCGCACGTTCGACCCTCTCTACGCTCTCTATCGAGAATTCCGACGTGTCCCACCCTCGGCCGTACAGCCGAGCCCCGAACGCCATGACGTGTTCAAGGCTCGAAAGCCCCAGCGCTTTATGGCCGTTGCTGTCTACGTTGAGCGTTTCCTTCTGACCGGTGCGCGTGTTCACGGCAACGATCTTGAGCCCGTAGATCTTGTCTTTTGGCATCTCACTTCCACAACCTAAGTATCCGTTGGGGCAATCGTTCGGTGTCAACCTTGCGATTCATTAGCAACTCGTCAAGTATCGCCGCAGTTTCCATATTCGCTTCGACCTCGACTATCGCTGCGAACAGCCGCTTGACCTGAATCTCATTGCCTCGGCGGGCGATGTCAACGGCCAACGGAGCATGATGCGTTTCCTCGTGAGTGATCACGATGGACATGTAAACCTCTGTCAGCAACACGCCGCATTCGTTGGCGTGTTCATTGGTCCAGATGCAATGTGAGCACTTGGGGCACGGCCTACACTCAGCCTTAGCCAAGTCCGTTCACCACCCCACGGTAAAGATGCCAGCCAAGCCACAGCGTGCCCGAGGTGAACGCGACCTGACCAACGCGATGGTGGACCGAACGCTTATGGACGCCGAGCGTGCGCCGCAGATGATAGCTCAGGGGAGCCGTAGGCTCTTTGGACGCCAGCGCGATACCTTCGGCCACGACGAACGCAGCAGCCCAAGTCGCCCACACGATGGACCACTTATCGTCCAATTCCA